ATGGCAACATTGAAAGCAGTGGTAAGAACAGAACGGGCAGATGGATTCTACCCTGTGTACATACGGGTGACTCACAAGCGTAATACATCGTTCATCAAGACGGACAAGATGGTTTCAAAAAAGGAACTGACCAAAACGAACGAGATAAAAGACCCCTATGTCCTGCAATATTGCGCACAGAAGATTGTAGAATACACGGAGCGGCTCAACAAAAAGGACATTGAGCATTGGACGGTCAAGGAGGTGGTTGAGTTCCTGACAAACGGAGACAACGACATCTGCTTCTCCGAATATGCGAGGGTGCATATCGACAGGATGATTGACCGTGGGCAGGAAAGGAATGCCAAGAATTATAAACTTGCCCTGCAACATCTGGAGCGTTTCACAGGTACGGACAAGGTCATGTTCTCCCAACTCACCTCAGCAACGGTGAACCGCTGGATAAAATCTCTTGAACAGACCCACAGGGCAAAAGAAATGTACCCAATCTGTATGCGTCAGGTGTTCAAAGCTGCCATTTTGGAATACAACGACTATGACAACGGCATCATCAGAATAAAAACGAACCCTTGGGTAAAAGTGGAGATACCGTCTGCGGACAGGACGGAAAAACTTGCCATCACCCCCGAAGCGTGCCGGGAGTTCTTCTCGTTCCCCATCCCTGAGAGCAAACTGAAACTTCCGCTAACGGAATTCGGACGTGATGTGGCTATGATGGTGCTTTGCCTTGCAGGAATAAACACAGTTGACCTGTTTGAACTGAAGAAGCAGGACTACGAGAACGGAATCATCCATTACCAACGTGCCAAGACAAAAAAGTTTCGTGCAGACGGTGCATACATGGAAATGCGTGTGCCGGCAATCATACAACCGCTATTCGAGAAATACATGAATACTGCAACGGACGATGAACGGCTGTTCAATTTCTATCAGCGTATGAGTACATCCGACAGTTTCTGTGCCAATGCCAACAGTGGAATCAAGCAGCTGTGCAAGGCGATGGGTATGCCCAAGGAGGAATGGTACTCGGTCTATACGTTCCGGCATACATGGGGTACGGTGGCTCAGAATGATTGTGGGGCAACGATTGACGAAGTGGCGTTCGGGATGAACCACAGCAACGGTCACAAGGTGACACGGGGGTATATCAAGATTGACTTCTCCCCTGCATGGGAACTGAACGAGAAAGTGATTGATTTCATCTTCTTCTCCGGCAAGGCTTCCGTGCGTGAGCAGAAACAGGAAGAAGTGCATTTCCGGTTGTCGTACCGCTACATGGTGAATGCGGCTGCATACCACAACGGGCATAAGGTGGCGGAACTGACGGATGTTGGCTTCAACAACGTGGACGAGGTGATTGCCCGGCTCGTAACTATGCTGCCCAACGATATTCCGAACCGCTCGATGGTGATGTTCAAAATCGTCAATCTTGACAAAGACCAGACGGTGGTCTATCAGCGGCAGAAAGGGAAAGGTTTCTGAACTTTTTGCTGATACCGGCAATATGATAAGCCTGCAAGGAGGTTCTCTCTTTGTGGGCTTTCTCTTTTTCTTTTTGGCGCAACTTTTTCTTTTTCTCTTTAGACCTCTACCTCCCTTACAAAAAAATCAAAAAATCTTTTCCTCTCACGCGCGTATGCGCGCAGTTGATGTAGTAGTAGATATATTCTTTTATGGAGTATATACATAGTATATACGTAATAAAAGAAAAGGTTTTCCGAAGAAATGGCGATAAATGTGCAATTATGACCCTTTTCTTCGGATTTATTCAGAAGAAATACACTTTTCTTCGGAAGAAATAGCAATAAAAGTACAATTATACCCCATTTCTTCAGAAGAAATAAAGTGCTAAAATAGGGCATTTTGGGGCTGTTTTTACCCTATTTTCGTATGTTTTCCGAAGAAATGGGCATTTTTGCGGAGGAAATAAGCATAAATGTACAGTTATACCTTATTTCTTCGGATTTATTCAAAAGAAATACCCCATTCTTGTACATTAATACCACTTAATTGTACATTAATCCTTATTTCTTCGGAAGAAATAGCAATAAATGTACAATAAAAATAGCGGTGTTCATTGCTGACACCGCTACAAACAAACTGTATGTATTTACCTATTATGAGGGGTTGTCAATCATCCTCGTCAGGTTCTTCACTGAGTTCAAGCAGCTTGTCCTCAATGGTATGCGTAACCTTTGCCGTAACCTCCATATCTACCGATTTCATTTTTGGTGCTATGTATTGTGCATACCGCTCCATAACCACTGCACGCGTTTGTGGGTCGAGCGCATCAAGGTCTTTCTTGAATTGTCCGCTATCTTGATAGTGCTGCCAATGTTCTGAAATTATCTCACGCAAAGATGATGTGGATTTATTGGGTGTGCCTTTCTGTCTTCCACCAAGCCGTCCCCGACCGTCATTCTTCTGTCTTGCCATACTAAAATAGTTTGAAGTAGTGATTTTATTAATCCTTACATACTTGCCGTATATCCGACCGTTAAAGGATAAAACAATGGCTCAAAGGTATGTGGTTAGTTTTGCATTAGAAGTATAACTATTAACAATTCACATACATATGGGACTTATTGGAAGTGCGATAGGTGCAGCAGGCAGTATCTTCGGCGGTATCTCTGCATCAAAAGCAATGAAAAGGGCAAAGAAGAATGTCGAGGCTCAACGTAAGAAAAACCAAGACTGGTATGACAGGCGGTACAATGAGGACGCCACTCAGCGTGCGGATGCACAGCGTATTCTGACACAGACTGAAGAAAGTATCAAACAGCGAAACAAACAGGCGGCAGGTTCGGCGGCTGTAATGGGCGGCACGGATGAGAGTGTGGCGGCTGCAAAAGCGGCAAACAACCAGGCACTCGCCGATGCGACATCGCAGATTGCAGCCAATGCGGAAGCACGGAAAGACAATATCGAGGCTACCTATATGGCTAATGACAATGCCTTTGTGGAGCAGCTTAATCAACTTGAACAAGGAAAAGCACAAGCAATCGGTCAGGCTGTGCAGGGTGTTGCCAATGCCGCATCATCCATGCCTTTCTAAATTCTACGACTATGGCAACATTGGATGAAATATTGGGTGGCAGCTCTTCCGGAAGCGGAGGATATGCACCGAAAGGCACAAAGGAATGGACGGAACAACATTCGGGGGATAATGCACCTGTTTCCTCTCCCCCGGCTGCACCGCCGACTCCGGCAAAGCAAAAGGACGCACAGCCAACAAACGGAGGAACGCCGGCTGGTGGAGGTGGCTATGAAGCATTGTTCCGGCAACTGAACCCTTATACCCCACCAACAGCGGAGGAACTTGAAAAGGAAAAGAAGAAACAGCGAAGAAATGAAATCTTTGCTGCAATTGGGGATGGCGTTATGGCTCTCTCCAATCTCTTTTTCACGACACAGGGCGCACCGAACATGTACACAGGCAAGAACACCATGTCGGAGCGTACCAAAATCCGATATGACAAGTTGATGAAAGACCGTGATGAAAAGAACACGGCATATTTCAACGGTCTGGTTAAGGCGAAACAGGCGGATTCAGAAGAAGCACACCGTGAACGTTCTTGGCAAAGATTGCTCGGTCTTGACAAAAAGAATGATGACCGGTACAACGAGGGCATTCAGCATCGTAACGAGCGGGAGAAAATCGCCGATGACCGATATGATGCAGAACAAGAATACAAGAAAGGTCGAGATAAAGAAGCCGATAAGCGTTGGCAAACGACATTTGACGAAAACAAACGTCAAGCTGACCGTTCCTACAATTTCCAAGTAAAGAGGCATAATGACAATGTGGCTGTAGAGCGTGATAAAGCGAGAGCGACAGCCGCACGTGGTGTCCGTGGCAAACAACTCGGCTTTTCGGACGGTGACGGAAACCAAGTAGCCATTTACGAGAATGTTTGGAAAGGGTCGATGCAGCAGGTGTATGACGCAATGCTTGCCGACCTCTCTCCACAGGATGAAAAAGAGAAAAGGGCTTTTGACCGTCAAATGAAGAAACTTGATACACCACAGAAGAAAGAGGACTATGTGAAACAGAATTGGCACAAATCGCCCAAAGCCTCTGCAATCATGCTTTCTCTCTCCCAACTTGACCCTGCCACCATGACCTCGGAACTGAATGATGAGGTTGTGGACTATGTTCCCGGTGGCGGCGATGACGATGTGATTGATTATACACCCGGTAAAAACAAATAACTATGCCAATATTTGAATACAACGGAAAGAAATACAATGTGCGTGAAGAACACATTGACAGTTTTATGAAAGACTTTCCCGATGCTTCTACAATCATGGAGCGTGAGGGAAAGAAATATCGTGTAAAGTCGGCAGACTACAAGACTTTCATGTCGGAACAGCAACAGCCTGAACAGACTGCCCCGGACTCTACACCCGAAACTCCTGTAATCTCTACAGCAAAAGAAAAGCCGCTGACGGAACAGGACAAAATACGCTTCAGTGCAAATATGGGGCAGATGAAACGCCGCACGGAGCAAATGTTGGACGGTTTCAGCGAACAAATGGAGACCATGCGTGAGTACCAAGAAAATGCACCATTGGGTGGAGGACAGACCGCAGAAGGGAAAATACAGTTCAACCCAGAGAGCGGAAAGTTGGAGAAAACCTACATAACCCCTCTTGGCAACAGATACACCAGTAAGGGACTTGCGGACATGGAGAGTTTCAGATACCGACAGGCGGCTGATATGTCTGTAAGCGGACAACTACGCCGTGCAAGGCTGAAACTTGCAGAACTGCAAGAAAAACGAGATGCAAGTGCCAATAGAGTGCATGAACAATGGGAAGAAGATACAAAAAAGAATACAGCTCCTCTTGGATTCTTGCTTGCAGCAGATACCTATGTTCCTCGTCAGATGAGCGACAGGGAAAATAGTACCTTGGATGTCGCCATTCGTCAAACAGAGGAACTTATCAAAGACCTTGAAGAACAGAAAGACCGTGAACAAGGTGTAGATGTAGGCTTTTGGCGTGGTTTCGGTCGTGTGGCAGGAGATTTCCGCACTTGGGATTTCGGCATGAGCGATATGCGTGACGCTTTGACGATGATGAACGCTGATGACCTAAAAGGAGAGAATGCCACGGATGGAGAGCGTGAAGCCTACAATGAAATGATGGGCGCACTCTACAACAAAGGACAGGCGGAGCAGATGTATGGTGGGAACGCTGGCTTTTGGAACAGAGCCGGTATGATGACCGGCCATATGCCTGCATTCATGCTTGACTTTGGCATTACAGGAGGTGGATTCAACGGTATCAATGTTCTTTCCAAAGCCGGAACGAAAGCCGCCACAAAGGTGGTGGGCAAAAAAGTAGTAGAGCAAATGGCGGAACAGGGCTTCAAGACATACCTGAAAAACAACGGCGTGAAAGGTTTGGGACAATATGCAACCAATTGGACCATTAAGGCTCTCGGTACAACCGCTGATGACCTGCTTCTACGTGCTCCGCTTATGACCAACACGGTACAGGTTGGGAAAACAACGGCCGACATCATTGACAGGAAACTCGGTGATGTGGTTGTCGATGAGAACGGCAACTATGATTTTTCCAACGACAAGACTTGGGGAAATGCCATCTGGCAAGGAGAAGCCAATGCTATCGTTGAAAACTATTCGGAAATGTTCGGTTCGCACCTTGACCCTGTAGTTACTCTTGGAAATATGAGCAAACTCGCCAATGTGGTGGGTGCAAAGCGTATCGGTGCAGTGCTTTCAAAGGCTGATGCAGGTGCGTTGAACGGTATCATGGGACAGACACATCAGTTATTCAACAAAATGGGTGTGAGTGACTATTTCGGAGAGGTTACGGAAGAATACTATGGGCAATTGTGGCGCACCATGCTCAATCTGGACGATGCTTATCAGCAGAACCCGGATGGCACACGCACCAATTTGCTTGCGACAGGACAATTCCACGGCGACATTTGGGGCGGTATGGCTCTTTCTATGGGATTGATGGGCGCAGGTAAGGCTACATTGTCGGGAGCGCAGTATGCTTCAATGAAGCACGGAGTAAACAAGGCTGATGCCCGTGCAACAGAATTGCTTGGCAAAGAAATATGGGAGCCGTTAAGGACAACTATCGACCTCACGACCAATGATGACATTGGCAGTGTGGCAGGTGGAATTGTAAACGACAAGAATTTTTCAGACGATGAGAGAGCCGCAATCCTTACCTACATGGAGCGTTCGTTGATGATGAGGGGCTTTAACCTTGGTACACTCGCACAGAAGCGTGGACGCAGACAGGATGAAGATGTACAGTCACTGGATGAAAGCTACATTGATGGTTACAATATCGCAGACCCACAGGAAATGACCGATGCCAAGAATATGCGTGACTATCAGCGGCAGAGGGTTTCTGCCATAGTGGATGAAAACACACTTGGCTTTTTGGATGCTCATCCTCTGAATGCATTGGAGGAAATGCGGAGCAATGGCATTTGGGGAGAAAGCGAGTTAGAAACTGTTCTTGACTATCTGAATGCTGAGCAGGTATATGACGGCATGATTCAGCGTGTGCGTGATGACATAGATGCACGTGTGGAGCAAAGCAATGCAATGGTCGATGCCCGTACCAACCGCACCACTGGCATGATACAGGGCGCAACGATGAAACAGGACGACCGCCGCGTGTATGTCGTTAGCGGAAACCTTGTGTTATATGCAGACGGCAGCGGCATTGACAATAAGGCTTCGGACGGTAGTATCATTGTCCGTGATGCGGAAACAGGCGCACTTGAACAGGTGTCGCCCGATGCCGTATTGAACATTGATGAGCCGTTGAACCCGTCCGATGAGAAAATGACAGCAGAGGAGGCTATCATTCAGCAGTTCGCGCAGGAAGCATCCGACAAGATTGACGGTGTGGTTACATTCAACCCCGGCGATACATACACCATTACAGGAGATGACGCACAGATACAGGTTCAGATTGTAGCCAACGAAGACGGTATTGTGGATAATGGGGACGGCACAGTTAACGTATCGGACGGCGTGAACATCTTTCCGTTGGCAAAAGAAACCATACAGCAACAGGCTGATGCGGCAAATTTGGCACGTGTGGTGCAGTTCGAGCAGCAGAGAACCATTGAGAATGCCGAACGGAAACAGGAGATGCAAGAGGCTGAAAGACCACAATACGCTCTCAATGACATTGTTTCGCTTACCGATGAGAACGGAGTTACCGTCCGTGGCAATATCACAGCAGATGCCGATGCGGACGGCAAGTATGAGGTATTTACCGAAGCTCCTATCAACGGCAAGCGTGTGAGCCTGTTCACTCGTGATGAACTTGACAATATGCTGTTGGAGCATAACGGAGTGGCATTTGAACATCCTGCCGAAAATGAGAACAACAATGGTGTGGAAAATATTCCCGAAAATGATAACAATGCTCATCAAAATATTGGCTCTGCCGATTTGGCAATTCCTGCCATGCAGAGAATACCAAAGGATGAGCAGGGAAATCCATTATATGAGCAGGCCGACAGCGACACAGCTTGGGATGCTATTGTGGAGCAGACTGAGGGTGATGAGACTATGGCACAGACTGTGGCTGATGGTATGGTAGCTGACAAGGAAGCTGCTTTGAAAAAGTTGGAGAAAACAAAATCAAAAGGTGGCAACTCTATTGCAGAAAAGATTGCTTCCGAGAAAGAACGCAAGGCGGCTATTGATGCAGTCAAAGCAGAATTTGACATTTGGAAGAAGATAGCCGGTACCGCCAACCGCAGAAAAATGGATGCCGATGCAGAACGCAGACGTATTGCCAATGAAGCCGCCGCATTGCGTAAGGCTGAAGAAGAGAAGTTACGCACGGAACGTGAGGAGGCAGAGCGCATTGAACGTGAAGCCTTGAACGGAGTGCCGGATATGGTGGATGATAAGCCGCAGGATGCACGGGCAAGAGGTTACAGACGCATGAACGGTCATAAGATAGACAGACAAGAGCCTGTACAGGCATTGATGGGAAAGAAGGTATCCGTAAAATTCAGTGATGATGCTATTGTAGGCGGTCGTATATCCGTGATTGATGCAAACTTGTTGCAACCGAGTCACGTTCAAGGTGTGCGAAATCCGCTTCACTTCATTGATGAGGCACAGCCGAAGGAGCGTAATGATGAAGCAAGCGTATTGTCTGCCCGAAAGATTGCCGGAAACATTCGTCCCGAAGAAATCACATCTTCTGTCACTGCATATACAGGCGCACCTACCATAAATGCACGAGGGGAAGTCATACAGGGCAACAACCGAAGTGACGCACTCCGTCAGATGTGGTATGGTCACAAAGACCAGGCAGAGCAGTACAAGCAGTATCTGAAAGACCACGCAGACGAATTTGGATTGCGTGCCGAGGATATTGATTCTGTGGAACGTCCTGTCCTCGTTAATATGCTTGAAGTGGACGATACCGAGGCTATCAATCTCGGTCAGTTTGTCGCACAGGACACAGAAAGCGGAGGGATAGAACGTATAAAGCCCAAGAACATCATGCAGAAGATGGGCAATGATATGCGTTCGTTCGCCAACCTATTGCTTGCTTCGAGCGATGAGGAGACTTCATTTGCCGGACTTGTGGATGCCAACGGTACAAATGTATTGAAATGGATGATGCAGAAAGGCTACATCACACCGACCCAATACAGCAGCGCATTTGACAGCAAGGGTAACCTGACCGCCGAAGCCAAGAATGATTTGCGTGGAATCATGTATCAGAGCATTTTCAAGGGTGGCAGTGTCCGTCTTGAAGAAATGTTCAACGCGTTACCTGTAAAGGCTCAAAAGGCTATTCTCGCAACGGCATTCCGGGATTATGACAGTCCGAATGCAGAGCGTATGGTTGAGGAGATACAGAACTCAATCCGGGCTTATTATGCCTTGTCGCAGGACAAACAATTTACTGAAGCAAAAAATTTCAAAGAGGCACGAATAGCCGTTGAAAGTTGGAAACACCAATACCAGATTGATGATGCAACGGGCGAAAGTTATCTCCCTGCCGATAATTTCAGTAACTTCGCATTGCTTTTGGCAACGATGTACAAGGGAGAAAACCAAGGCATTATCCAAAATACATTTAACAAAATCTATGACCTTATCCAAGGCACACAGGAAGCAACCCTGTTCGAGCAACCGGATAATACTCCGCGGACGCTTACACAGGCTATTTACGAAACATTAAACATTATCTACGATGGACAACAGCGAAGCAATGTATTGGTTGGCGATACTGCAACAAGCCAACGAGGGCAGCAAGGAAGCAATGGAACTCTTGCGCCAAGAGAACGAGTTGAGAACAGAAATGGGACAACTGATGATACAGGAAGAACTGAAAGCATTGGTGGAAGAAGCGGAGTTGAGAGCGAAGATAGAGGAAATAAAGAAGAGGAAAATGATGAAACGGAAGTAATTGGCCGTTCCATGACTGCGGATGAAGCACAAGACTTCATTGCAGATATGGAATTGAGTGCTGAAATTGCTCCTGAAATAGACCTCACTATTGAAAACTGGGATGCCCTATTCGGTGAAGATGGTATCGTTTCAACTCCGATAGGCAATGTAAAAATGGGTGAAAACCAATTTACAAAATTGATGCGACAAGGCAGAAATGGTAAATTGGGCATGATTAAACCTACGCTTGAACACCCACATGCAATAGTTTCAGATGTGAGTGAAGCCAAAGAGGGAGATACAACAGAACGTGCATCTTCCTATGTATTTATACGCTCATTTAAAAAAGCTGACGGTTCTCGGTATTATTACTTCACTTCAATCACAGTCAGCAAAGACGGTAAAGAGGTAGTTGTTTCCAACCAAGAAAAAAGGAGGAACGCCATTGCGAACCTCCTTACTAAAGGAAAAATGGTTTGGAAACACGCCGATGATGTTTCTGATGCCTCAGACATGGCACAAGGCTTATACTCGCCGCAAGGGAATGTGTCTGACCTCGCTACCGAGGGCACGGATGCGCCTCAAACCACTATGCTTTCTGACAACAAAGGTACAAATAATTCTCGTAAAAGCAGTGAGTTAGGAGAAAAAATAGCCAAGGCAGAGGCGGAAGTTGATGTAAATCCGACCGACAAGCAGAAAGAAGCCGGAAATTACAAGAAAGGTCATGTACAGGTCGGGGTGTTCGATATTACTATCGAGCAACCTAAAGGCAGTGTGCGCAGCGGTGTGGATGCCAATGGCAATAAGTGGGAAACAACCATGCAGAACACCTACGGCTACATTCGTGGCACGGAGGGCGTGGACGGTGACCATATAGACGTGTTCCTCTCTGATGACATTGACGGGTGGAACGGACGCAGGATGTTCGTGGTTGACCAGTATAACGAGGACGGCAGCTTTGACGAGCATAAGGTAATGCTTGGCTTCAATGAGACTGACGATGCCGAAGCAGCTTACTTTGCGAATTATGACAACGACTGGGCGAAGAAACACAAGACAGTGGTGACCGGTATCAACTTAGAGGATTTCGAAAAGTGGATAGATAGTAGCCACCGTAAGACTAAAGCGTTTGCTGAATACAAATCAGTTAAAAGTGTTGAGGAACAGAGTTCAAGTACACAAGTCAACAGACTTTCTGAAATCAAATCACGCATTGAAGAGCTGCACAAGGAACAAGAAGCCGCACATGGTCAGAGTGATATATTTGAGGAAGCCCGCATTATTTCCGAAATAAACGACCTCTTTACTGAACAGCGGAAATTGGAACAAAACAATTCCAATGAAGAAACGACAACACCGACTGATGCTGCATACACCATTACTCAGGCACAATACACCACCAAAAGAGGTAAGGTGTTGGATATGCACCTTGTGAAGTTCAATGATGAATTAAGAGATACTGTTCGGAAGCACACCACAATGTTTGCCAAACAACTGAAAGGCTGGTGGGATAAGGAAAAGCAAGGCTTCATGATGCGCAGCAAGGAAGATGCTGAACGCTTGGCAGAATATGCAACTGATGCACAATCACAACAGCCAGTCTCAATGTCTGATATGCAGGCTCTCAATGACGGTAATGTACAGTTTGTAGAACCTCAACTTTCGGAAATATCAAAGCCGGAAGAAAGACAGGAATACACCCCTGTATGGCAATATTCTGTTTCTGTTGATAAGGAAACGGGATTAACCACATTGAGGCGTGATGATGTGAGCGGACCTATCCCTATCGGGGATGGACGTTTCAATTATACGGCAAACAGTCCTGAAGAAATGTTGGAGATTGTACGTAATCCCAAGAATTTTAATCAGGAACTGCGTGACGCTGTTGAAACCATTCTTGAAAACAAGGTTAAGATTAGGGAGATTGTACGTACAGAAAAAGCGGCAGCCACAGAGCAAGAATCTAAGCCTGAAAATAATACGAGTGGCAACCGTCTTGTTACCGATGAACGCTATGTAGAACTCCGTGAGCGTATGCGCAAGAAGTTGCTCGGTCAAATGAACATGGGCATAGACCCTGAAATACTTGCCATTGGTACGGAGATGGCTGTTTACCATTTGGAGAAAGGTGCACGCAAATTTGCCGAGTATGCAACAGCCATGATTGCAGACTTGGGCGATGCCATACGCCCATACCTCAAAGCGTTCTACAATGGTGCGAGGGATTTACCGGAGGTGGCAGAAAATGGATTGGATGCCGACATGACCCCATACGATGAGGTACAGAAGTTTGATGTGGCGAATTTCGACAAGACAAGCATTGATGCACTTGCCACTGCCGAAACCATAACAAGAGAGGCAGAGGTGGAACAAGAGGCAGAGATTGCACAAGAACGCATCAAAAAAAGCCGCCCTGCACGTAATAAGAACGAGAAAAAAGCAGTAAATTCACAGCAGTCAAATGAGTTGGGTTTGTTTGACGGTCTGACTGATAACAATAAAAACAACGAACATGGATTACAGAGAACTGATGCAGAACGCTCCGAAAGAGTGCCGTCCAACGGTAATAGACACGAGCAAGGATTATCAAGAGGCACTGAAACAGGTAGCGAAAGCGAACAACAAACCGGTAGAGGAACTGACAACGAAGGAGAAAGAACAGGCGATGCAGTCGATAGGACTGTGCGACCTCGATTTTCAGATTCCTTAAACGAACAAAGCATTGAGGGTAAACGCAAGAAAGAGATTGAAAGCAACCGAAAACTTTCCAATGAACTCAAGGGCGTTACATTGCAGTTGAACGACAAACTCGGAGGAGAACATGAGATTTCCGGTATTGTCTATTATGAGCTTGCCAACGTATTCCATTGCAATGACAATATAAGCGGACCATTCCAAGCGACACGCAAGGAACTTGATGCTATTCTTAAAGTTGCACGCAAAAACGATGGCAGGAATACATTTACTTCCAAGAACACACACAACAACCATTCGGAACGTGGCAAAGACCACGCTCCTACATCGGTAGATGCCCGTATCGAAGCCAACATCAAGGCTATCGAACTGGCAAAGCAGTTGCTTGAAAACAGCGAACAGGCTACAGAAAAACAGATGCAGACCCTCCGCAAGTTCAGTGGTTGGGGCGGATTGGGCAAGGCTTTCAGCGAGGGAACATCGTATGCTCCTAACCCTATTCAAAAGAAAATCCGTGAGCTGCTTGGGGAAAAAGCGTATCAAGAGGCTGTAATGAGTGCGAACAGTGCCTATTACACCCCTGCATACGTTGTTGATACCCTTTGGGATATTGCCGAGAAAATGGGCTTCGAGGGCGGAAACATTCTTGAAGGTTCTGCTGGTATCGGAAATATTTTGGGACAGATGCCCACGCACATCAGCGAGCGGAGCGACATCCATGCCATAGAGATTGACGGAACTTCGGGAGAAATCCTCTCGCTTCTCTATCCTGATGCCAAGGTGGAGATACAGGGCTTTGAGCAGACACGCATACCGAATGGCAGCGTGGATTTGGCTATTACCAATGTTCCGTTCGTTACAGGACTCCGTGTGAACGATACCACCGGCGACAAAGACCTGTCGAAGAAATTCTACAACATACATGATTTCTGTATAGCAAAGAATGTGCGCAAGCTGCGTGAGGGCGGCTTAGGTATCTTCATCACATCCAACGGCACGCTTGACAACAGCAAGAAACTCCGCGATTGGATTGTGAGCGAGGGCGGCGCAGATTTCGTGGGTGCTTTCCGTATGCACAACAAGACTTTCGGCGGCACCGGGGTAACCTCCGACATTGTTGTTATCCGTAAGCGTGTGAACGGACAGAAGTCAGCCCACGCCATTGATGTAAGCGATGTGAGCGGAGAGCGCATGGCAGAATATGACACCGGGGAAACACGCAAGGTCAAAGGCAAGGAAACACCGGTCATCAAGCAGCTTTCGATGGATTACAACCGCTATTTCATTGAACACCCCGAAAATATGGCTGGTGAAATGCACTTTGCATTTGAGAAAGGCGACACTTTCCGCCCGACAAGCAAAGGCTTATACCCTAAACAGGATAAGAAGCAAGAAGAAATGTTGGCTGAATTTGTCCGCTCGTTCCGTGCGGAGGAATTTGGCGAGCGCAACACAGAAGTTGCCACAGATGCAATGCCCGACAAGAAGATTGGGGAAGTGTTTGTGAAAGACGGAAAACTGTACATCAACTCAACTGCAAGCGCACAACCCCTTGAAGTGAATGCCAACAAGGTAAAAGGGCATACGAAAGTGGAATGCTTTGAGGCATACACCGCCATCAAGGAAGCACTTGCGGAAGTCCTATCCTATCAGACCGAGAATGAAAGCGATGAGGGGTTGAAACCTTTGCTTGACAAACTTAACAAGGCATACGATGATTTTGTCGGCACATACGGACACTTCAACAAAAACACCGCCATTGCGTTTCTCCGCAATGATGTGGACTATGCCAATGTGTTCGCTCTTGAAAGGTTTGAGGAAACGGCAGATGAAAAAGGAAACCGGGTACAGAAATTTGACAAGACCGATGTGTTCAGCAAACGTGTCGTTGAAAAAGAGAAAGAACCGACCCCTGCAAATGTCAAGGACGGCATCATTGCAAGTATCTTCAAATTCGGTCGTGTGGATATACCTTACATTACCGAACAACTTGGTACAGGCATCGGGGATGTGAAGAAAGAAATCATAGAGAATGGCTACGGTTTCGAGAATCCTGTAAGCCGACAGATGGAAGCATCGTATCAGTACTTGAGCGGAAATATCCGTGAAAAACTGCGTCAAGCAGAGGAAAACAACGAGAATGGAGAATTTGACCGCAACATCAAGGCGTTGCAGGAGGTTATGCCAATGGAAATCCCTGCACACTTGATTGACTTTACCCTCGGCAGTTCTTGGATTGACCCGAAACTATATGAAGATTTCGTAAAGGAACGAACGGAGGTAGATGTCCGATTTACAGCAGTTGGCGGTACTTGGTTTATGAAAGAGCCGTATTTTACCAACTACGAAAAGAACCGTGCCATGGGAGTAACCAGTGAAATGCTCGGTCGAACCATTATGGGACACACCCTCATAGAAGCCGCCATTCAGAACAGGAGCATTACAGTTTCCACCACCAAGAAACATTATGACGGCACAACAGAAACAATTACCGACAAGGAAGCAACACAGGCTTGTGCCGCCAAGATTGATGAAATCCGTCAGGACTTCAAGGATTGGGCAAGGCAGAAGATGCAGAGCGACCCGGAAATGTCTGCATTGATTGAACGTATCTATAATGACACGTTCAACAACTTTGTGCCTATGAGCATACCGGACGAGTTTGTGCCGGAGTATTTCGGAGGTGCTTCACACAAGTTCAAGATGCGTCCTCATCAAGGCAAAGCCATCGTGAGAGGCACACAGCAACCGTTGTTGCTTGCCCATGAGGTAGGAACAGGCAAAACCTTTACCCTTATTTCCACGGCAATGGAAATGCGCCGTTTAGGTACTGCCCGCAAACCGATGATTGTAGTGCAGAATGCCACGGTAGGCCAATTTGTTGCAAGTGCAAAGGAACTGTACCCGAATGCCAAGATACTGACACTCGAAGAGGCAGACCGCAGTGCGGAAGGCAGAAAGAATTTCTATGCCAAGATACGCTACAACGATTGGGACATGATTGTCGTTCCACAATCGACCTTTGAATTTATCCCCGACAGCGAGGAAAGGGAAATGGCTTTCGTACAGGACAAGATTGAGGAGAAGATGCTCATTCTTGAAAAGATGAAAGAGGAAGACCCGGACGGCAAGAACATGATTACCCGACAGGCTGAACGGGAAATTGAACTATTGGAGGAACAGCTTGCCGGACTTGCCGACAACGCTTCAAGGAAACGCACCGCCAACGATGAGAAAAAACGTGCCGTAGCCTTGCAGAATGCGGAAGTCAAGGCTATGGAAATGCTTGACCGCCGTACTGACGATGTGGAGAACTTTGACGATATGAGCATTGATGCTCTGCTCGTGGATGAAGCCCACGAATACAAGCACCTTGGATTTGCCACTGTCATGCAGCGTGGAGTGAAAGGTGTGGACCCGTCATACAGCAAGAAATCACAAGGCGTATTCTTGAAAACACAGGCTGTTTTGGAAAAGAACAACGGACGAAACGTAATCTTTGCCACTGGTACGCCTATCAGCAATACCGCCGCAGAGATTTGGACGTTCATGCGCTATCTCATGCCTGCCGATACGATGAAAGAGTACGGTATCTATTACTTTGATGACTTTGTACGCAACTTCGGTAACATTCAGCAAATGTTGGAGTTCACCACAAGCGGAAAGTTCAAGGAAAACAACCGCTTTGCCGGATATGTGAACCTTCCCGAGCTGGTGCGTATATGGTCGGGAGTGTCCGATACCGTCCTTACCAAAGAAGCCGGTGGTGTAAAGGACAAAATACCTGAAATGGAGGGAGGAAAGGCACAAGACCTCTATCTGCCACAGACACGTGCATTGCGTAGTATCATGAAGTTCGTAAAGAGCGAACTTGAACATTATGAGCAGATGAGCGGCAAGGAAAAGAAAGAAAACAGCCATATTCCGCTCACGATGTACGGTATTGCCAAAGCCGCTGCCGTGGATGCCCGATTGGTACAGTCAGATGCGGAGGACGACCCGAACAGCAAGACCAACGAAGCCGTGCGCCAGACTTTGCGCTCACTGAAAGAAACAGCCGACTACAAAGGTACGGTTGCCATTTTTGCCGACAATTACCAAAATAAGCAGAGCGGTTTCAACCTGTATGATGACATCAGAGACAAACTGATTGCCGAGGGTGTTCCTACTGATGAGATTGTAGTAATGAGGTCGGGAATGACTGTCAAGAAGAAACTTGAAATCTTTGAAAAGGTAAATCGTGGTGAGGTTCGCGTGATTCTCGGTTCGACCTTTACGCTCGGTACAGGCGTGAACATTCAGGAACGACTGCACACGCTGATACATTTGGATGCTCCCAACCGTCCTATGGACTATACCCAACGTAACGGACGCATTTTGCGACAAGGAAACCTGCATAAGGACATGAACAAGCCTGTACGCATCTTGCGTTTCGGAGTTGAGGACAGTTTGGATGTTACCGCCTACCAACGATTGAAAACAAAGGGAGCGATTGCTGACAGTATCATGAACGGCAAGCAGATGATGAACAACAGCATGACCAACCGTGTGCTTGAAGAGGAAGAAGATGTGTTTGGCGATACCGTTGCGCAGCTCTCCGGCAGTGAATACGCCATGCTGAAAAACAATGCGGAAAAGAATGTGCGTAAATATGCAAGCCGCAAAAAACAATGGGAAACAGACCAAACCTATATCCACAATGCCAAGCCAAGGTTGAAAGCCTTTATCAAGGATGCGGAAAAGCGCATTGAGGATAACTGCAGATACTTGGAGGCTGTACGCTCGTCATTCTCCGATGGACAATTCAAGGAGATTGTAATCGGCAAACATCGCTTTGCCTCTGTTGATACAATGGATGATTTTTTCAAGGAACACAATAAGAGTGTACTTGCAGAAATGAAGCAGATGAAAGACGGTGAGATTGCAGGAGAACAAAAACGTGAACTGAACATACAGATAGGAGATTTTTCATTTGTAGTTACAACAAAATTGACAAGACAGACCATGCGTGACGGTGCAACTCTTTTCAATGATGTTGAGCGCAAGATGACCTACTCTTGTCCTGAACTTGGTATTGAGAATGTGCCGGTACGCCAAAACCTGCTTCGCAATGCCATTGAGGACATTACAAGCAATGTGATTACAGGGAAAGATTTTGTCGAGAGACTGGAAGCCGCAGAGCGAAGCAAGAAGCATAATGAAGCCGAATTGAAAGAACTCTTGTCACGAGAGGGCAAACCTTTCGAGTATGAAGAAGAATTGGCACAGGCGAAATCACAGTTGGAGGAATATGCCGAACTGATGAAGAAAGAACTGGAGGAAAAGGAAGCCAAGTATGCTGAAATGGATGCCACAGTAGAAACAGCAAACAATGTTTCTGCCTCTGAAGAAGATGATGAATTAAAACGCGAAGGTGACGGTGCATATACCGATGATGAGGTCAGTTTTGAGAACGACCCAGTCGCCAAGTTGTTAGGCAGACCAAGGAGGACTGCAAAGCAACGGAGGGAATTTGCGCAGCGTGAACGCCAAAGAATGGCAGAGCGTGTGGAAAGACTTGCAGAGAAGCTGCATCTTGACAATGTGGAGATTGTTACTGATACTTCCGTCTTGGATGGAAAGAAACAGCGTGCAAAAGGCTTCTATTCGAAGAGTACAGGGAAGATAACCATTGTCATTCCCAACCATACAAGTGCGTTTGATGTTGAGCAGACGCTGCTGCATGAGGCTGTGGCGCACTATGGTTTGCGCCAGTTGTTCGGAGAATATTTCGATACATTCCTTGATAATGTATTCAATAATGCCGATGAGACTATACGCAAACGCATTGTAGATATGGCTGCAAAAAACGGTTGGGATTTCCGTAAGGCTACTGAAGAATATCTGGCTTCGCTTGCAGAAGATACCGAATTTGAGAACATCAACGCAAGTTGGTGGCAACAGATAAAGGATTTCTTCCTGAATATGCTCCATAAGATAGGCTTTGAAGATTTCAGAGGGGTTACTCTATCGGATAACGAACTTCGCTACATCTTGTGGCGTAGCTACGAGAACCTTGCAGAGCCAGGCAGATACAGGAGCATCTTGGGTGAAGCTGCTGATGTGGCAAAACAATACGAGTTAGGGGTTGGTAACTATTCGGATACAAACCGTAACCCGAATTTTGCAGCAGAGAGCGATGATGACCTCTATCGTGACGGCAGCCCCGAAATACACGAAAGAGAGTTGGCACGAGACCGCTACGAAAGACGTGTTAAGACAGGAATGTTCCAATCGCAGGAAGCATTGCAGGATAGTATGCTCGGACTTAAAGAGGCTATGCAGGCTATCCTTGGGCAAGGAACGAACATTGAGGATGTGGACGGATTTGAAAACGCATACTTGGGTGAAAATCGTCTATCGAGCGTGAACAAAGCCGAAGCAAATGCCTTTGCCCACACCCTGTTCAAGCCAATGCTTGATGAAGTTGCCAAACTCGCCCGGACTGAGGCTGAGCGTGAGGAATTGACCGATTACATGATGGCGAAACACGGACTTGAACGTAATATATATATGCGTAATGAAGCAATCAATAACGGAGCAACCGATGCAGACCAAACCGACTATGCCGGACTTACAGCCCTCACAGGTATGGATAATATCGCTGATGCAGAAGCGGAAGCGCAGCTGATGATTGATGATTACGAACAGGCACACGACACTACTAACCTTTGGGAAAAAGTCAATGCCGTGAGCAAAGCAATACTTTCAAAGTCATACGAATGTGGCATGATGAGCAAATCGACCTTTGACAAGATTTCAAATATGTATGATTTTTACATTCCGCTACGAGGTTTTGACGAAAAGACCAGTTCTGAAGCATACGCATATCTGACGCACAAGCAAAGTGCATTCAATGCTCCTATCAAGAAAGCAGAAGGGCGCAGGTCGAAAGCGGATGACCCGTTCGCCAACCTGCAATCAATGGTAGAAGGTGCTATCATGCAGGGTAACCGAAACAAGTTGGTAAAACAGCGTTTCCTTAATTTCGCCCTCAATCATCCGAGCGACCTTGTCAGTGTGAGCGACATTTGGGTTGAGTACGATGCCGTAACCGATGAGTGGAAACCTGTGTTCCCGGACAACATCGACAGCACCGATACACCCGAAGAGGTTGAACAGAAGATGCAAGACTTTGAAACGAAGATGGAGCAGTTGGCACAACAGTACCCCGACCAATACAAGCATGGGAAAGATACCGTGAATATTCCTTACCGTATTGTGGAAAGCCGCGATATGAGGCAGCACCAAATTGTAGTGAAACGTGGCGGCAGGGACTATGTGATTACCATTAACGGCAATCCCCGCGCAGCACAGGCACTGAACGGACAGACAAATCCCGATAACGATATGTCGGGAGCAATCGGGGCTATTCTCCGTGCCGGAGAAAACATCAATCGGCAGTTGAGTGCGTTCTACACCACACGAAACCCGGACTTCATCGTGTCGAACTTCATGCGAGATATGCTATACACCAATACCATGACTTGGATAAGGGAAAGCCCGAACTACGCACTGCGTTTTCATCGGAATTATATGTATGCCAACCCTGTAAGGATAAAGCAACTTTTGGCAAAGCACCGAAAAGGGACACTTGACATGGGTAACAGGACGGAAGCGATGTTTCATCAGTTCATGATGAACGGAGGAGAAACAGGCTATGCCAATATCCGGGACATTGAACAGCATAAAAACGACATACGCAGGGAACTGAAAAAATCGAACGGCAAGATTCCTGTAAAAAAAGCATGGGACTTGTTGGGCGAACGCTTTGATGAATACAACCGGGCAGTAGAGAACTGCGCCCGTTTTGCCGCTTTCATGACATCACGCGAAATGGGCAGAAGCATAGACAGAGCCATCTATGATGCAAAGGAGATAAGCGTAAACTTCAACAAGAAAGGCAGCGGAGCAAAATTCTATGACAGTACAGGGCAGACAAAGACCGGTAATGCCAGTGCATTGGTATCTGGACTTGGTCGTAGCGGATATGTGTTTTGGAATGCAGCCATTCAAGGTACGGCAAACTTCGGACGACAGATGAAACGCCATCCTGCCAAAGCTTTTACAGGTATTGCGGCGATGTTCCTGCTTGGTGCCATTGTTGCCTACTTGGGTGGCGATGATGATGACGATGATGACAAGAACGCATACTACAATCTTCCCGAATATGTAAGGCGCAGCAATATCCTTTTCCGTGCAGGAGACAGTTGGGTATCCATTCCTCTGCCGGTAGAGTACAGGGCTGTTTACGGTATGGGAGAACTGATGATTTCCGTCCTTAACGGAAAGGAACATCTTACAGGTGGAGAAATAGCAGAATCCATTGCAGGACAGGCCACACAGATATTGCCGATTGATTTCTTGGAGGGCGGTGGAGGACTGAACGCCTTTGTGCCGAGTGCATACAAACCTTTGTGGGAAGCCTACGTAGCAGAAAAGAGCTGGACGGGTATGCCGTTGTACAAGGACACACCTTGGAACAAGGATATGCCCGAATGGACAAAAGCATACAAGAGTGCCAACAAATACATTGTTGGGCTTGCAAATGTAATGAACGAAGCAACAGGCGGAGACCCATACACAAAAGGAGCAATCGACCTTAACCCGGCAAAGATAGAATATATGTTGAACGGTTATTTCGGAGGTGTGTTCGGAACAATCGACAAGTTGAGCAAGACTGCAGAAACCGTTTCAGGCAACCGTGAGTACGACCCTCGCAGCTTCTTGTTGGTAAACAGACTGGTCAAAGCCGGGGACGAACGCACCGAGTACAGGGCTGTGAACAATGAGTATTTCCGATTGAAAGAGGAGCATGACCGATTGAAATCCAGATTAAAACACTATGAGGAAGATACCGACAACGACATATTTGACTATGCGGAAAAGATTGATTTCCTATACAACTCGCCCGAATATGAGCGTTATGAAATCTTTGAGGACTACCATGAAGATATTGACGACCTCTACAATGAATTGAAAGAAGCAATAAGTGACGAGGAACGCAAGGACATCGAAGCCGAGTTGAACGAAGTCAAAAAAGAAATGATAGATGAAATAAACCTCACCCGTAAACGTAAATAGTTATACTTGAAAAGAATGCTTGGGATATTACCTTTGTGTCTATCCTAAGCATTCTGATAATATTCAACGATTATGCATAATACAAAAAATGGAAATAAAAGACTGCTGTCCATGAGTCGTGTCGCACCCAAACGTGATACGGAGGAAATGGATACCGTAATAATGTCTTCACAGCAGTCGGGCGACCGCAGGGCGTTTGATATATTGATGGAGGCACAGCACTATTGGAATCAGATGGAGGATTTCCGAAAGGACAGAGAGCGCAACAAGCGATATACCTACGGTTTTCAGTGGGATGACAAAATATGTGTGGACGGTGAGACCATGACGGAAGAAGAGTATATAAAAAGGCAGGGCAATGTTCCATTGAAGAACAACCTTATCCGCAGATTGGTAAAAAGCGTACTCGGCGTGTATCGAAGCCAGAGCAAAGAACCGACCTGTACAGCACGCGACCGAGACGAGCAGAAATTGGGCGAAACGATGAGTACCATCCTGCAATGCAATATGCAACTGAACCGGATGACGGAAGTATATGCCCGGACAATGGAGGAGTTTCTTATCAGCGGCTTCATTGTACATCGCAAATCATACGGTTGGCGTAACGGAAAAGAGGATTGTTGGACGGACTATGTACAGCCAAACAATTTCTTCATAGATAATAATATGAGAGATTTTCGAGGGTGGGATGTGTCGGTTCTTGGCGAGATACACGACATTTCATTCGGACAGCTTTGCGAACAGTTTGCCTCTTCACCCGAAGATTACCGCAGACTTAGGGACATCTACAAGTGGGCGGCAAAGAAAGAATACATCGCCTCGTATGCAGAGCGTTTCGGCTACAGCCGTTTGGAAAACTACGATTTTCTGTTTACGAGCGAGCCGGGACGGTGCAGAGTCATTGAGGTCTGGCGCAAGGAGCAAAAACCAAGATACCGGTGCCATGACTATCAAAACGGGGACATCTTCAAGATAGATGTGAAGGATTACCAAAAGTGTGTGGTCGCCGTCAATGACGAACGTATTGAAATGGCGAAGTCTGTCGGTATGCCCGAAGAAGAAGTGCCGCTCATTAAAGCCACGTGGTTTATTGACGATTATTGGTATTTCTATTACCTGTCGCCATTCGGAGATATTCTGAAAGAGGGAGAAACGCCATACGAACACGACAGCCACCCATACGTATTCAAGGCTTATCCGTTCATTGACGGTGAAATCCATTCGTTCGTATCTGATGTCATCGACCAACAGCGATATACCAACCGTTTGATAACCCTTTATGACTGGATAATGCGTGCGAGTGCCAAAGGGGTACTGATGATGCCCGATGATTGTCTGCCGGACGGAGTGAGCATTGACGACATTGCGGAAAGCTGGGCTGAGTTCAACGGTGTGATTGTCTATAGACCGAGCAAGAGCGGACGTGTGCCGGAACAAGTGGCCAACAATTCGACCAACATCGGCATTGCTGAACTGCTGAATATTCAATTGAAGTTCTTTGAAGACATTTCAGGTGTAACAGGAGCATTACAAGGCAAGCCTGGATTTTCGGGTGAAAGTGCCGCCCATTTCCAACAACAGACGCAGAATGCCACTACCACTTTGCTTGACCTGTTGGAATGTTTCAGCGGTTTTGTGGTAGATGGTGCATACAAGGATGTAAAAAATATACAGCAGTTCTATGACAGTAAGCGCGTGTTCAACATTGCCGGACGGAGCGGTGCGCAAATTGAATACGACCCGAAAAAGATACGAGACGTGGAGTTTGACTTGAGCATCACAGAAAGTACAACTACCCCTGCATACAGGCATCTTGCCAACGACATACTCATGCAGTTGTGGCAAGCACAAGCTATCAGCGTGGAACAACTACTTGAACATGGCGACTTCCCGTTTGCCGATGAACTATTACAGAGCATCAAGTCGCAGAAAGAGCAATTGGAACAGGGTAAAATGCCTGACGGTCTTTCTCCCGAACTGATGGCGCAAGCGCAACAAGGTGCGAACATGCAGGCCGTGAACAAACTGAATAATGCAATAAGGCAATAATTTTAATTTAACGACATCATGGAACAGAAAACTATTTGTATAGACTTTGACGGTGTCATTCATGACTACAGTAAAGGTTGGCAAGGCGAGGATGTGTTTGGGCAGATGATACCGAACGCAGATACAGGTACAGCCACCCTAAAGAAAAACGGATGGACTATCATCATCTTCACGACACGCAAGAAAACTGAAAAATTGGAAAAGTGGTTGGCAGAAAACAATATTTCATACGACCATATAAACGAAAACCCGAATCAACCGGAACATACAAGCGGAAAAATCATAGCCGATGTGTACCTTGATGACCGGGGTATCTGTTTCAGAGGACTGTGGGATTCATGGCTTATGAGAGATATTATAGAGTTTGAGCCTTGGCAGGAACAACAAAAGAAAGAAATAGAACAGCTTGCGACATATGGACAAAGCGAAGATGACATTTGGTCAAGAGGCAACGAGAAAAGAATCAAATTAGCCCATACTTAGCGGATAAAGAATGAGGGTGTACCAAATATATTCAATTTGATACACCCTCATGTCTATTTATTATTCTTTGGACAGTTGGAATTTCTCTATCCAGACATCTTCCTCTCCATTGTCGAAATCAACAATACAGGCTTCGTTCGGAATATCCAATTCCTTGACCGTACCAATGACACCATTATCGTTGCACATCACCCGGTCCCCGACTTTAAACTTATTGATATTGTCAAGTGCGAGCGGGTCGTTGGTAAGTGTTGCTATACCGTCAATATTTCCGTACTTTCCCATTTTTTCTTGATTTGCCGATTGCTTCCAACCATGAGTAATACTGATTACGTTTTTTCGCCATTACAGCCGAAGATAATTTACCTGCCCCGTTATTGTACGGAGTGCAATAGAAACACTCAAATTCGAGGTCTCTGACGAATGTATTATGGTTGATATAGTGCTTCTGCTTGAGTTTACGGAAATTGTTCCTATCCATAATTACAAGTTGTCCACTCACGCCACTTGTCGGCATTACATAGTAGCGTTGTCCATTCTCACGATGTGCCTTGTCGGCTTGTCTTACTGCCTCACGCAAACGGAGTGAAGCACGGATTTTCTTAAAGATGTTCATCTTTCCTATTGTTAAATTGTTAAACTATATTGTTGCGGCAGATACCGCTTTTTTCTTCCTGCTGATATATCTTCCCACACGAGGTACGAATTTAGGCATATCCATTTCAAAGAAACAGATGTGCAGACCAATGGCACGGGTCATCAACAAGTCATCGTGTTTACCGATAATCGCCCCGAACGCCCCGTTCGGTTTCTTCTCATAACACAGATATTCGTCCAGACAACGGGCATCACGCTCAACATACAGGCTCTCACGGATGACTTTCACAAGGGTTGAGATTACCATCGGTTTTGTGGCTATATTGGTGTGGAAACCGTAGTTCACTGGCAATCCCTCCCGAATAGCCTCCTCCGACTGCTTGCGTGCGTACAGGTTGGGATAAACATCCTTAATCTGATTGAGAATGAATTGGGATTGGTCTCCGTCCACCTGCCTTTCCTTGTCATGTGTTTCAAGTGTGTTGCTCTCAATCACAAGCATGGAGTTGTCATAGAAAGCCGCTATCTGTGCCGCTTTCCACGCCAAAAGGTCAATATCTATATGTCCGTACCATTGCGCCACAACGGTGGGTTTTCCTCCGTCATTCATGAAGAGACGGTCGAACACGACAATGACAGACCAGTCAGCCTTATTGGAACGCCCACCGACATCGACCACCGTCAAATATCTGTCGGTTACCACTTCGTCATCGTAAATCTCAGGCATTTCCCAAATATGTAGCAAGCCTTGGCTGTCACCAACAAAACGGAGGTTTTGCAATGCTTTCTTCCCCTCATCACCATCGGCATATACTTCTCCTACATATCGTGGAGGCTTGCATGATGCTTTAAGTTTCTCGACCTTGTATTTGTCGAACACACGTGCGCCGGAATGAACGAACGCCTCAACATCATCGGAAGGAAACTCTGCCGCCATCAATCCGTGTTCGGTATATTTGGCACGTTCCTGTATGTACCAATTGATAGCTTCAAGCGTTGCGCCCTTCTCCCACAGCCACCACAGATATTTGCCGTTTTCCTCACGGGATGAAGGTATGCCGTCATTCTCACGGTTTGCATACAGCATTTGTGCAAAAGCTTCCACATCGTCAAGAGGCAACGAATACTGTTCTATGTCAAACCACGACACGAACATTGCCTCGAACTGGGATTTTCCGTTCTTAGCATCGTCATACTCTTTTTGAAAGAAATTACCTGTACCATTGGCTGTACTTTCATATACAATCATTGTATATGGACGCAGCAGCACTCCCGAACAGGCAGAGCGCACAATGTCTTCGGGCTTCTTCCCATCTGTCGCTTTCCATAGTCCGACCTCGGACAGATGCACAAGGTTGTAGTCTCCACCACGGCAGGAGTCAGGTCGTTCGGCAGTACCAATCTTAATCTTACAGTTGCGTTGCGGTACACGATGAATACTGCCCGACTTACCGACCCCAACCATTTTAGGCTCATTCTCGCTGTAGGTTTCACCCAGCTTGTGCAGCATATCCACCGGATAGTTCTTTATCATACGGTCGAACATATCCTTAATTTCGTCCGAACCCGCACCTTGATGGGCGATGATAAGTGAGTTCAGTCCTACTTTATGAACCAACTGCAACCATGCCATATATATTTGCGAAGTAGTAGAACCTCCCCATTGCCGTGCTTTCAGCAAAACAAGGCGTATAGGCTTACCAGCTTTTCGCAATCGTTCCAACCTTTCAACGAAACGACGTTGCGGTCGAGTAAGGCGAAATAACACATCTTCGCCTCCCCCCTTGTTCTTAATATAGACGAATGTTGCCGCCCAAAAAGGGAAGTCATATTTGTTACGTATGCGCACAAACTGACTTATTACTTTGAGCCGGTCGCTTTCATAATCTTCCTCATTGGCATTTCCAAGTTCCTGCAAGAATGCCTTGACAGAGCCACATTCGACAAGTTGCCGAACAAGCGGTACATCCATCATTTCGACAGGCAGGTATTGGGTGCGTATCGGGAAGTCCTCTATACAGACCTTTACACGTTCCCCAACCGAACCGAACCCGCCAATTGGGTCAAAGCGTGCATACACCTCTGCGTTTCGGCGGTTGTTTTCTTCGATGATAAGTCTGATTTCCTCCTGCATATTAACCGATTTTTACAGGTTTGTTCAACAATGCCGCCAAACACCCTACGAGATAGCAGTACAAGTGTACCCACGCATTGGTGCCGGGAAAAAGAAAACCGATGACGAGATAGACAACCATCCATAATTGATAATAGACCTTTCTTTCTACCTCGAAAGAAACAGAACCGAACAGTACAAATACTAACCCTGAAAGTCCAACCGTAGGAATATTGGATAGACAGAGTACTGGAACAGATACGGCGGAAATGTATGCGAATACCAAGCGCCATAATGACACATTGTATATGAATACGACCGAAAGCAGACACCACGCATTAAGTGCGGCGTGAATTATATTCACATGATAAAATGGATATGACATACGACACCCCGGTCCGCAATCTTTGAAGATACCGACTTCTGACCAATCTTGAATATCCTGCAAAGCCAAGCAGCATACAATGATTGAAATTAAAAGCGAAACAGCCTTTGTTGTTTTCGTCTTACCCATTCTTTCCTTGCTTTACATACCATAATCTTTGCACTACCAGGCGTGAGGTAGAATTTAGGGGCGGGCTGCATGACAACCATAGAACATAGTTCAGAAATAGTCTTATCGGGATAATCGGTGTACATTACCATGACACGGCTATAGATTTCTTCGTACATTTCACGTTTGGACGGACACATCTTCTCCAAATGCGCCTTGCCCTTCATCATCGCTGATACCACAAGAGCTGCCCGAATATCGCTTACCCAAAAACGGCGTGAAGGCATATTGACAATGTTGTTGTACACATCAGGCATACGGATGTAGTCGCACGATTCAATATATTCATCGTACGCCCTCATCAAGTCGTCTAAACGTTCTTGAAAGTACTCCATCAATGCCCCTTTATGTTTCATTCCTACAACAGATTACAGCTTTAACCGTGTACCAAAGTTACCTATTGGAGCGTAAAAAGATAAACATAGAATGCGTGTATCTTAGCTTATTTTTGCTTCAAAGTTTCAGACAACATTAATTATTTACAGTATATGCCTAAGAATACGGAAGTTAAAAGCAACCGGGACAGATACATGGAACGGTTGAAAACAAAGTATCCCGACAAGGAGTTTGCCGATGATGAAGCGTTATTTGGTCAAACCAATGACGATTACGACAGTTACGACAACGAATTGTCTGGATACCGTGAGCGAGAAAAAGCTCTCTCGGACTTATTTGCAAGCAACCCGCGCAGTGCCGCTTTTCTTACCGACTGGAGAAAGGGCGAAGACCCTATCATCGGTATGGTGCGTAAATTCGGGGATGATTTCAAGGCCGCACTTGAAGACCCCGAAAAGCAGGAGGCACTTGCAGCCGCCAATAAGGAGTTTGCAGAACGCATCGCCCAAGAGAAAGAGTACGAGGGAGAGTATCAGAAGAACCTCAACGAGACTTTGACCACCCTTGAAACCATGCAGCAAGATGAAGGACTATCTGATGAGGACATTGACAGTGCAATGGATTTCCTTGTCGGCATTGTGCGTGACGGAATTATGGGCAAGTTCACACGTGAGAGCGTGGCAATGGCACTCAAAGCCATCCGGCATGACAGCGATGTGGAACAGGCAGACCGTGAGGGCGAAGTAAGAGGCCGCAACACCAAGATTGAAGAAAAGTTGCGCAAGGGCAGCAAGAATGACGGTACAGCCAACCTCGGCAGCAAGAACGGCGGAGGCAAAGGCGGCTCACGAGAAATGCCAGATTTGGGTGTCATTGACCAAAACTACGGAACTCAGAACATTTGGGAACGTGGCGGAGAAAAACGCAGGACAAACAAGTAAAATCAATTCTATTTATTCACTTTTCAAAAATTAAAAGAGCAATGAAGAAAGCAACAAGTTTTCTGTGTCGCATCATGCTGATGTTATTGGCATTTGTGACAGGCGCATCAAGCGGTGTGTTCATGGCCAACGCCTCCGAACTCCCTGATGCAGGTAAAACAACAGCCGGAGCTGACGGTACGGGCGGAACAGACGGTATCGCAACGGAAACCGCAGGCAGAACGGATGGTGACTCAAATTTTTATTTGAGCGATGTGGACAAACGTATCGTGAAGATACGTCCGATGGCAACTCCTATCGACCAAATCAGCCGTTATGCAAAATCAAGTAGTACAAACTCTTTCGAAGTTAAGTATTACAGCGTAGGCACAAGAGAAATCAAGTGCAGTACCAACAAGAAAGTAGAAAAGATGCTGAACGGAGCCAGCACCTCCCTTCCGGTAGATGACCTGAACATGTTTACTCTGGATGATACCATTCGAGTAGTAGGTGTGAAAGCCATTACGAAGCCGGATGGAACAAAATACGGGCTGGAAGACAGCAATGTTCCCGACCTTGTATTATGTGTATGCGGTAAAGATAGCTCAACAAACTTACCAACCGTGTATGCTGTTAACGGTGACATGGACAGTTCGAGTAAGCAACCAATCCTTGTACCGGAGATTCCTTCAGGAACAACACTTGTTCGTATGGGTAAGGCTTGTGGTGAGTTGGATGTACAGACAGGACGCTTCAACAATATCCCGATGCCTGAAACCCAGTATTGTCAGAACTTCATGATTCAGGTAGAGCAGTCCACCTTTGACAAGATTGCCGCCAAGGAAGTGAACTGGAATTTCTCGGACATTGAGGAGGACGGTGTATATGATATGCGCCTCGCCATGGAGAATACCTATCTGTTCGGTGTCAAGAATGTCATCAAGCATATTGCCAAGGACGGTATGAACACTTGGTTTACAGGCGGTATATGGTGGATGGCTGGCAAAGACATCGAAGTGGGCGAATGGGATGCGGACAAGCAGTGCGCCATCATTACCGATGAAAACCTTGTGGATATTACCAAAGACCTCTTTGTGGGTACAGGTATCGGCAACAAACGCAAAATCCTTTTCTGCGGTAGCGATATGCTGTCTGCATTCTCGAAAATCAAGAGTGAGAAGTTCCGCCTGAAAGACACTGTTGAGGTTTGGAATTTGAAATTCAAATCTTGGGATACCGATTTCGGAGAGGTACTGACCATTCATCACGAACTATTTGACGTGAATGGCATGAGCGACTGCGGCTTTGCAATGGACCCGGAATACCTGTCGAAGAAAACACATATCTCTTGGGCAAGAAACGTACTTGACTTGCAGAAAGCCGGTATCCGCCGTACCGATGCAGTAGTAATCCAAGAAGTAAGCTGCTTGTACTTGCGCTATGCAAAAGCACATGCAAGAATGCGTCTTGCCAAAGCTCCTGTTGAAGAGCCTTAATAATCCACAAAAAGAAATCAATAACCGGGGATGGGATAAGGAGTCCCATCCCTTTTTTAATTTACAAGTATATGATTAAAACCTATAAAGCGAACACCAACGTGAGTATCAACGTAGTGCTTCCAAGTAAGAAGAACCTGCATATTTCGTTCACACCTCTGTCCAACGGTAGCAGCCTGTTTACAACAGACAACGAGGACATAATGCGTGCCATCGAAAAACATTACAATTTTGGAAAGTTGTTCCGGCTACACAGTATGCAGGATGAAAGTGAAAAGATAAATGCAAAAACAGAAGAAAATCTGCAAGATAAAGAAATTCCAACTGTCGATAACCAAGTAACAGGAGAAGACAGTCAGGACGGAGAAACCACAGATGGGAATGACCCAACCCTGAAAAAAGTGAAAGTGAGCGACCTGTCCGCAGCAAAAGATTATCTTGCCGATACATTCGGCATCAGCCGAACAGCCATGCGCAGCATGAAAGCAATTACTGAACAGGCAGCCGCAAACGGAATTGAGTTTGAAGGATTGTCATAACCGGATAAAAGAGCATGACAGTCTATCAACTTGACGACATAGCGAAAGATGTCCGTATCGCACTTGACCAAAACATGGCAAGTGACACATTGGCAGCAATCGGTGACGTGGACACGCTTGCACTCAACGACATCATCAAGTCCAAGATTGTGGAAGCCGTAAAGCGTGTACACAGTTCCGCACCTCCCTATCTGCTTGACGGCGGACACAACTTCGGTGATGCTATATTTTGGAAAGAGCATGAAAGCGGATGGATACTGCTTCCGGAGGATTTCATGCGTTTTGTCGTTTTCCAAATGGATGACTGGGAACGTGCGGTATTTTATCCCATAAATACCGATGACCCGGAATATGCAAGACAATCTTCCAGATTTAAAGGTATCAGGGGTACGTACCAACGCCCTGTCTGTGCCATTTCCATACGCCCGGAAGGAAGAGTGATGGAATTTTATTCATGCAAGACGACAAAAGCAAAAGTAAGCCGTGCCGTGTATCTACCTTATCCGAAGATTGACAAATACGGCGCGATAGAAATTTGCGGACGATGTTACAACGCTGTGGTATATACCATAGCAGCATTAGTATTAACTACATTCGGTGATGCGGAGAAAAGTGCCGCATTGAACGAATTGGCAAAATCTGTATTAATATGAGTTACGAATCAAAGCATATAGATGGTGATGTATCAGTAGGTCGCAATACGGCAATAGGAGGCGATGCTACTGTCCAAGGAAAAACCCATCTGAAAGGAAATGTTGTCGTAGATGGTTGGCTTGAAGCCAAAAATATCAAAGGAGCAGGAAAAGGTCTGTACACTACCGTTGAAAAACTAAAAGCAGCCTATCCTTTTCCGCATGATGGCTGGTGGGCACTTGTAGGAGTTTCATTGCCGGCCCCCATTTATGTTGCAGATGGTGGAGAATGGGTGCCTACCGGACAAAGTGGAGGTAACCCAACTATAGACAGCGGTCAGTATAACGAAGCCGTAGAAAAACTGCAAGAGGATATAACCAAACTGCAGGACGACATTACGGATATAGAGGCCCGCAACAAAGCGCAAGACACCAACCTCACCACGCTTGGTGATAGCGTCAACTCGTTGCAAGACCAAGTAAACACAACCAAGGATACCGCAAACAAGGCAAACAACAAGGCGAATGAAGTTGGAAGCCAACTGAACTCTTTCAAAGATTCAAAAGGTGAAAACGGAGGAATCGCCCCTCTTGACGAACAAGGGAAAGTACCGAGCCGACACTTGCCCGGATACATTGATGACGTGGTAGATTTTTATGGCATTTCCGTAGGCATTACTGTAAAAAATGAATCCATAGACAAAAATTCCAACGATGAGGGTTGTAAAGTTGTATATGATAAGGAACATGGTTGCTTTGTGCTTGCATACGTTCCGACAATCGGAGAATCCGAGGCTGCTACTTATTATAACAACTGGTTGAATGCAGATGTTTTCGGTACGGCAAGTACAAACGGGCGAATACCCTCTTCCGGTAAAGTCTTTCTATGCGAAGAAGATGGGAAAAGCTATCGTTGGAGCGGAAATCAATTGGTGCCAATCGGTTCAGACCTTGCACTTGGTCACACAAGTTCGACTGCATTCCCCGGTGATGAAGGTGCGAAGTTACAGGAAGATATGAAGCAGGTGGAAGAAAACAGAAAAAACATTCTTTCACAAAACAAGCAAATCGTGGCACGCAGTATTGTAAATGTCAACCAGCTGTTTGACCTTGCAGACAGGGAGATAACATTTTCCGTTGCCCTTGACCGGTGTTCCGCTTCCGAATATTCACCGGTATTGAAAATACCAGGTGTCGTATTGACCTTCCTGACGGAATCCGGATGGGTTTCCAAACAATGGACTGATACATCGGACTGGTTTAAAGAAAACAACTGGAGCGATTTCGGCGCAGGTGGTGGCAAGGGCATAGGCGATATAATCAATGTAAATGCCCTGTGCGGAAATGTGGAATACACTTTGTCAACAGCCATCAAAGCCGTGTCAGACCTTGAAAAGGAGAATGGGGAAGTTTATCTTAAAAGCGGTATCATCCTTACGTTCAAGACTGCAGAAAGCGACAAGAACGGTGCACCCGTGTGGCTCACCTACCAATTTACACGTGAAGCGAGCGACATAACACCAGAGGACTTGAAACCATGGGTAGCATTCGGTGGCGGAGGAAGCAACGTGGAAACATCCGATAAACCGGAAGAAGGAGGGAAAGATGCCCTTTCCACAGGAGGCGCATACGCCATGCAGGAAAAATCAATCGGAGGATTTGACGAAGAAAGCGATGAGGAATATATCTACTACAAAGCCGTGAACCTGAACGGGGGACAGATAGAAGATGTAGTACTTAAGATTCCGAAAAATGGAGGAGGCGGAGGTTCGAGCGAGGACAGCACCCTGTCCATCTACTTTGAGGAAGCCGCCCCCATTGTGGCGTTCGGTTCCGAGATAAAAATTAATGTAGCTTTGCGTAGTGTCAGTTACCCGGACGGTAACGAAGTGCTTGGCGTTATCCGTAATGTTTCAATCATTGATGCAAGCACAGGACTTACCCTGTATAGCGAGGCAATGAACGAAACCGGCTCAGCAAGTGCAACGGACTACAAGTTTGAACTTGACTTTACTGAGTACTTCAGCAGTGCTGCATCCAAGAGTTTCTTTGTTCAGGCTACCGATGCGGACGGGAACACCAAGAAGAAAGCCATTACCATTGTTGCTGTGGATATTACAGTTGAACAGCCTATGCCGCTCAACTACACAAGCAGCACCGCATTGACCGTAGGAGGCACAGCAAAAAATATAGGACAGTTCTACAAATTCCCAAACAACACCTCATCCATACGTGCCACAGTGGAAATGCTCTACAACGGGGAATGGAAGAAACTGGGAGAGGCAACAGTCAATGACAGTTACACCAAGAGCATATCCATCAATCCGAGTAATGTATTCGGCGGCGGTGAACGGATGACACATGGGGCATACCCGGTACGCATTTACGGAACGGAAAACAAATCAGGAGTAAGGGGCAATACCATTTACTCTGCTATCATGTGTATTGATGCCGAGGACACCACTCCTATCGTGGCAATCCGGTTCAACGACACCAACAACGGTACGCTCCGCCTGTATGATAACCTTACCATAGAGGTCGCAGCATACACATCGGGTAAAACGGAAACGCACGTGGATGTCTTCTATGACGATGAGAAAGTGACATCCGTGGAAGCCATGATTGCCGAAACGCTTACCGTGAACAAGCAGATAAGCGGATACAGCACGGACGGAAGCCAGAGCATTACCGTACATGCCAAGAGCGGAAATGTGTCCACCAATGAAATCAAGGTAATTGTAAAAGGGAGTGCCATTGACATGGCCATCAAGGACGGAGCTTTGTTCGGATATGAGTTTTCCGCGCGCAGCAACAGCGAGAGCGACCATACCATAGAAAACAACGGCATAACTATGGATGTAAGGGGCGCAAACTGGTCAAGCAACGGATTCGTGGACTACTTGGGCGAACGATGCCTTCGCATAGCAGAGAATGTGAAAGCGGAGATATTGGATTACTACCCTTTCGGGAACTCTGCCACCGAACGGACTACAGGTTGTGCCGTCCAATTCGCATTTGCCACCAAGAACATCAAGGAAGCAGATTCAAAACTCATAGAGTGCTATGATGCTGATAGCGGTGCAGGTTTCTATGTATGCGGCAACAAAGCTGCTATCTACTGTAAAACAGGACAGCCTGCCTTAGTTGAGCGCAGCTTTCGCTCTGGCGAGAAAATCACGATGGCAGTAGTTGTCGAACCGTCCACCATTTATGTATCACGGGGTGGAAGCAATTACTCCTGCATGAAGTTGTATTTGAACGGAGAAGAAGTGGGCTGTATCGGTTATATCAGTGACAGTGGTGCAATCCTTAACAACAGAACCGTTACGTTCAACGGTACGGAAGGAGACCTATACCTGTACTATATGCTTGCCTACGAGAGTCATTATGAATGGGCACAGGCGTTCCAAAACTACTTGTGCAAACTGACAGACACCACTGCCATGGTTGTGGAATACGAGAAAGAGAACGTGCTTGACACGCAAAACCGCCCCACCATAGAAGCCCTTTCTGCCAAGGGAATGCCTTATTATGTAGTGGTGGCAGACCAGCAGACCTTTGACACATTTGACGGTGACATAGATACGAGCAAGAAATTCAAATGTACACTATTCTACTATGACCCGAAACGACCATGGAGAAGTTTCAAGGCAATCAATGTACAATGGAGAAGACAGGGAACAACATCGGCAAAGCGACCTATCAAGAACGACCGCTTCTATCTTCAGAAAAATGAAGGTTGGGAAGTTACACCTATCTACCCGGACTATGACAACGAAGATGCCCGAATTTCATACGAACTTATGAAAATAGGCTATGTGCGTGTAGGAGAAAATACTATTCCTGTGAAGATTATCACAGTAAAGGTGGACTATTCTGACAGTTCTGGGGCAAACGACTGCGGTGTATGCGACCTGATGAATGCCACTTTCCGTGCTCTTGGAAGTGATTACCTTACTCCGGCACAGCGTGCATTTGACGGCACTTGGACAAAAAGCGATGTCTCGTTGAAAGGATTGCAGATGAACCATTCGACAGCCAATCATCCCATTGCCGCATTCCGTGCGACACAAGAAAGCCTTACCGATGCATGGTTTCACGCCAAAGGAAACTGGAAAGAAGACAAAGGCGAGCAGGTTGCGCTTGGTTTTAAAGATACTCCCGGATACAATAAAGGTTGCATCAATTATGGAGACTTTGTAGAATACTTTGGTAAAGAAGAAGAGAATCTTGACCAGATAGAAACTCGTTTCAAGAATGATGGAACAACAAATAAGGATAAACTATATCTTTTATCATTGTATTGCGGACAGGATTATCGCTTTATGGCATATGAGAGAGGTGAATGGACTGCACAAACCGGAGAAATGAAACAGGTTGGTGGCAAATGGCAGATTACCGGGAAAGTACTTAACCCCGTGAGTGGTTACGAACTTCTGACCTATGATGCCATGAACTGGTGGCAGGGAGTGGGAAGTGTTGCCGACATGATGGAGCCGACCACCGCCGAGGCCTCTTGGGTTACCAAACTGAAACTCGGACAGGAAACCTACCCGATGTGGACACGTTACTTCGAGTGTATGATTGACGATGACCAGTTGCAGATAGACCTGGCCATGGGACGGAAAGTACCGTTCGACCTGTACCAAGTACTTAAATTCTGCGACAGCTGCGACTATGCCAAGAAAGAACTTGCAGGGAAATGGCAGGAGATATGGAAGACGAAGATGTGGAAATACATCAGTCCTTATTCGTTGGTATCGTACTACCTGTTTACCGACTACCTTGCCGCTGTTGACCAACAAGCAAAGAATATGCAGCCCATGTTCTTCTTGGAGGACGGATGCAGCGTGAAAAACGGTATATATAGCGGTGTAAACGGCATGGAGGCAAGACGGATGTATTGCAACAAGGTATATGACTGCGACACCTGCAACGGAAAGGACAATGACGGAGGGCAGACCATTGACCCGGAAGTTGACCCCGGCGATTTGACAAACAGTGCATACGCAGGACGAGGTTCTGTGCTGTGGAACGATATAAGAGGACAGCAGACTATGGAAGTTGACCAAAACGGCAATACCATTACCTTGCCGGCCATAGCCGACACTATGCGCTCCCTGCCTGACACGCTCGGTATAGGCGCGGGTCCTTTCTCACCTAAAGGGGCTATGCACTATTTCGTGACAGAACGCCTGAAGAAATGGCAGAAAGTGGTATCAAGCTATGACGGAGAACGCAAGTATATTAAATATACAGGGTACAGCGACCTTTATTTCTATGCCCTGCAAGGCTTGGGTTTAACCTCACTACCAGCATTTATTGAACAACGTTGGCGCATCCGTGACGGCTACTACCGCTGCGGCGACTTCAAGGCGGAGAGTGGTTATATCGGTGGACGTATCGGTGCAAAAGAAGGTGCCGTCATCCGTTTCAAGGCAGCAAAGAGCGGATATTTTGGCATTGGTAATGACAGCGGAAATATCACGGAAGGAATTTACCTTAAAGCCGGAGAAGAAGGTGTTTTCACAAACTTTCAACACGGAGAAAACATTATGCTATACATCTATCAGGCAGACCGAATGAGTATGCTTGATTTGAGTGAAATCAGTATCGACCCCCAATTTGGAAACACATTGCCCAAGATGTCGTTGTTGCAGGAATTGTATGTGGGTGGAGAGTCTCATGGCAATTGGACGATGTCGCCCGGTAACACAGGCTATATGACCAACCTTGATTTGGGTGATATGCCGTTCTTGCGTATTCTTGATGTGCGCAACACAGAAGTGCAGACCGTCAACGCATCGAAGTGTCCGCGTCTGGTTTCCGTATATGCCGACAATACTGGACTTTCTGCCATCACACTGGCTGAAACATCGCCGATAGACAAACTTACGCTTCCGGAAACAATAACGGAACTCGTGCTGAACAACCTGCCCAACCTTACCTATCCCGGTGGACTGACGCTCGGTGGTGTAGCCAAGATAACAAAGATATTTGTCAATGAGTGTCCGTATGTAGATGCCATGACGCTATTGGAACAGATAGTCAATGCGAGTGCGCTAAAGACCGTCCGGATTCCCAATGTGAATGCAACCGCCAGTGTCGGACTGTTGCGTTCCATCAAGGAAAGCGGTGCTATCGGACTTGATGCAAACGGAAATGCCTACGATGAAAAGGAACAGTGCAGTGGTATTACCGGCCGTTGGATATTGAGCGAACTTGTGGAAACAGACGAAATAAATGCGTTTGCTGCCTATTTTCCCCAACTTGAACTTCACAACTCTCAATTCTCCATCGTAAAAATCAGCGATGTTGTGGAGAGTGATTCTTGTGAAAGGTACAGCAATCCGGAAAACAAGACAGGGGCGGATTATGGGAACACCTACATTCCGAGCGGACATATGCTTGCCATACAGAAAGGATGCCATGCCTATAAATGTTCTTACAACACCAAGAAGAACCAAATGGAAGGCGTACAGGTAAGCGATACGGATTTCAACTACCTGAAAGATGGAAGCAGTTTTGATGTGTCCGATTCCGCTGGAGAGGGATTTGACATATTTTGGCACGCCCCTCATCATTGGTATAAGGGAGTGAACGACTACAAGAATCAGGCGAAATATTACATTCCGTCCGTTACTGAATACGAACCACTTTCAACTGCGTTGCATAGCAAGAAGACGAAACTTTCAGAGTTGCTATACCGGGAAAATACCGGTGTATATGCGAACGATGCCGTTATCGGTGAAATCCTTGGCGAGGATGTGATAGCCACCGCATCCAACACCAACAGTTACAGGATGGATGTGAAAGGCATGAAGCAGGTAAGATGGCCGGGATTGAATCATGCGCGTCTCGGAGGCGTCTTCACGGACGAGAACAACCGAGCGATAAGCATATTCATCATGTCTGTCAGTCATACTTACTTTGACTTCTCCATTGGAGATTACATCTTCTGCGATGTGCCAAGCGGTGCAAAGTGGTTTTACTTCACCTCTTTCCGTGACATCGGGGACATTGAGTGCCTGACTGTGGACAGTGACAACATCGAAGCCATAGAACCTGAATGGACAGAGCATACCGTAGGCGATAATGACAGCCTTATCGGTGTCTATCCAATCACCATAGATGGCTTGAAGATGCCGAGAAGCCTATCAGGCGATGTACGTTCAAAGAAAGGCAATGGAACATCCGTAACCTCAAATGAATGGAAATATGACAGTGAGGGCAATCCGCTTGAAATGCCAATCGGCACATTGAACTACACTGCCAAGGACTTTCAGAATATCTGCCGCATGAGAGGACCGGGCTACCAGTTGCAGGACTACGAGCAGCACAAAGAAGTCAGTAACTTGTGGTGGGCGTTGAATGGGACGACCAATGAACAGTCGGTAGTCGGCAACGGTGTGCATGACGCTATCCTGAACAAACAGGATAACGTTGGTATGGGAGATTCCTATAATGTAGGGAACAACCTTAACTCCATTTTGGGATTAAAGCACTATGTAGGCTGTGATTCCGAATGGATGGACTACATTGCGTTCAATGTCCCGACTTATGAAGATTTTTATAAAGCCAAATGTACGGAGAATGACAGTTCATATCCGATTGATTACACCGCTCATATTTACAACCCTGTTACAAAAACGGAGCGCACAGTCAAAACGGTTGAATCATCCAACGGGAATTGTGTTGTGCGTATCGTACATGGAGCGAAATGTGATGTCCTTCCGAGTCGAGTTCACAAGACAGACACAAGCATGTATGTGACCCATTATGCTGCCGGTTTCTGGATGAGTGGTAGTAGAGGCCGCTGTGTTCTTCGGTCTGGCTGCAACTCGGTTGCGGGCTCCGGTCTCGCTTTTGCGTTCGCGTACTACGCGTCTTCGTACTCGCACTCGTGCTTCGGTGGTCGGCTCGCCTTCCGCGGAAAATTCGTCATTATAGAATAGAGCGGAACTCGTGAGTTTGTAAAAAGCGTCAGAGGGAGAGCCGTAAGGCTGCTCCCTCTTTCTTTATTCTCGCGAAGCGAGTCGATTATAAATCATTCATGTAAAAAGGCAGCGAAAAGTTTCTTTATATGTAAACTATTTATTACCTTTGCAAAAGGAAATCAAGTTAATAATGGAAACGAGATTCAAAATAGTTTATACAGAAGAAGCTTATGAATTTATCCATTCTTTGCCGGAGAAGGTACAAGATAAAATCGCTTATAATATCTTCAAAAGCAGAGTTGTCATAGACAAAGAACTTTTTAAGAAATTGGAAGGTACGGATATTTGGGAGTTCAGAACGCTTTACAATGGCATCTGTTATCGGCTTTTGGCATTTTGGGATACAGAAGAGGACACTTTGGTAATTGCCACTCACGGCTTTATAAAGAAAACGCAGAAGACCCCATCAAAAGAAATTGATAAGGCAGAGAATATTAGAAAACAGTATTTTAACGATAAAAAGCAGAAGATATGAAACTTTACACTCACGAAGAAATGCTGGACAGCGTAATTGGGGTTAAAGGAACTCCAAGACGTGACGAATATGAAGCAAAGGTTGATGCGTTCTTGATTGGTGAGGCAATCAAACAAGCCCGTGAATCAAGAAACATCACTCAGGAACAGCTTGGCGAAATGATTGGAGTTAAGAAAGCGCAGATTTCTCGCATTGAGAAAGGAAGCAATCTTACCATACAGACAATCAGAAAAGTATTTCGTGCAATGGGAATGAGTATCAACCTTGAAATAGTAGGTTTAGGGAAATTCGCCATTTGATACATAAAGGCAGACAACCCCGCGCGCCGCTGTGTTCTTCGGTCTGGCAACAACTCGAATGCGAGCTCCGGTCTCGCTTATGCGTTCGCGTACTACGCATCTTCGTACTCGCACACGAGCTTCGGTGGTCGGCTCAAATTCTGATGGTTAACTAATCGGAGACCCTATACGCCTACGAGTTGGGCAATTATATTCTCCGAGGGGTTCGCGCCTCGGCAAAAGCATTATAATATATTATTTATGGAAAGCCGGAACATATCTTTAACCACAAGTGAGGAGGGTTTCATATCCTCCTCACGGGACTGGAAGGCGGTCTATGATGATACGGACAATTTTATAGGACTGACCGGGGGAACACCTTCGGTCAGTTATCCTTTATACAACCTCATCCCCGAAATAATAACGGAAGAAAACCTATTGTCGTCATTCAAGCGTGTGCTGTCAAACCTCAGCCAATCCTCTACCGAAGCAGAAAAAAGGAACTCTGTCTTAATTGATGGAAAGAAGTACACAGCACGCCAAGTACGATATGTACTCAATCGAGATACCATACTTGCAAAAATGAAAGAACAGATAGGAAATGGAATTTTCCGAGTCAACACGCTAAAATCCTTTGAAACGAAAGACGGTCCTAAAATACGGACAGTCCAAGCCCCTGCTGTCTTTGAAAGGATGGGCAGTAATGCCATTATGGAAATCATAGAGGAAAAACTTACTCCCATTCTGATAGAGACAACTGCAGCTTCCATCAAGGGAAGAGGACCACAAGGCTTGTTTCATGCCATTCAAGCCGCAATGAAAGCAAATCCAAACCTAAAATACTTCTATCAATCAGACTATCAAGGTTACTATGACCATATCGTTCATAGCATATTGATAGACAAAATCAGAAAATACATTGCCGACCCGATTTTGCTGCCGATATTGGAGAATTTTGTCAAAGTGCTATATCCCGATGCAGATGCCGGTATCAGCAAGGGACTTCGTTCCTCCCAGTTTTTCGGCAACCTGTATCTAAATGACCTCGACCATGCAATGATAGAACAGCACGGTGCGGCATATTATTTCCGTTTTTGTGATGACACCTTTATCCTCGGCGAAAGCAAAAAGGAGTTGTGGAGACTAAGGAATTGCCTACATGAAGAAAGTGCCAAACTTGGACTGACCATCAAGCCCAGCGAGAAAGTCGCCCCCATTTCATCCGGCATGGATGCTTTGGGTTATGTGAATTTCGGGGACTATTCCTTGCTAAGGAAACGGACGAAACAGAATGCAGCCAGAAATCTTGCCAAAGTCAAATCACGCAAAAGAAGGCAGGAAATCATAGGTTCATTCAAAGGAATGGCTTGCCATGCTGATTGCAAACATTTGTTTTACATACTTACAAACAAGAAAATGAAGAAATTTTCAGAAATGGGAGTTACATATACTCCTGCTGACGGAAAGAAACGCTTTCCCGGCAAAGTAATGAGATTGAGTGACATCGTAAATATACCAATTGAGATACATGATTTTGAAACGGGTATAGATACCAAAGAAGGAGAAGACCGTTATCTTGTATCTTTCCGCAATCCTACAACCCAAGAATGGGGAAAGTTCTTTACAGCTTCTGTTGAGATGAAAGGCATTCTTGACCAAATCAGCGACATTGAAGATGGTTTCCCATTTGAAACGGTTCTCAAATGCGAGGTATTTGACGGAGGAAAGAGAAAATACAATTTTACCTGATGGTAAAAGGATAACATATTAATCCACTTGGATTCCGCTATTTTTGCCTGAAATCAAAACTCACAAAAATGGAAAAGATTTACGGCACAAAGCAGCGGCAGGATTGTCTTGTGCGTACAGGACGCTCCAAGTGGATATTGTTTTTTGGCTTTTGGAAAGACGATGAAAAGAGTGAAAGCGGTTGGGAATACAGGCATACATTCAACCGCAAGCCTACACTTTCCGAGGTCAAGGAGATTGTCGTGTCCGCTATAAACAAGACAACGGAGGAGAAGATTATAAACGGTTTTGTCTGGAACAAGAAGCAGATATACCTTTCTACCGAGAACCAACTGAACTTTTCCGCTATAGAGCGTAGTGAGAACATCCCTTATCCGCTTACCCTAAAAATCAACGAACAGGAAGATGGCACGCCCATCTATCATACTTTCGAGAATGCAGATGATTTTATTGCGTTCTCCCAATCGGTGTGTGCCTATGTGATAAAGACCGTTCAGGACGGATGGAGGGAAAAAGACAGTGTGGATTGGACTATGTTTAATTTAAAATAGCGATGACAATGAAAAAGTTTATTGATTGGCTCGGAATGAGCAACAGGTGGAAACACCTCATTGGAGGACTGATTATCGGCATTTTTGCATTCGGTTGGTTTACTGCAATGTATGCCGGAGTATTGGCAGCAACTGCATTGGAGTACAAAGACAAGGCGCATGGCAGCAAATGGGATTGGATTGATTTCGGTTTAACGATAGCCGGAGTTTGTTTGGGATGTTTAATTGGAGGAACTTTGATATGGAGCAATTAAGCACGATTATCCAAGTTATCGGTTCTCTCATCACATTGGTGATATTGCCCTTACTATTGATTAAAAGCAAGACAAAAAAAGCAGATTCCGAGGCAGAGAAAGCTGAGGCGGACAACATCACAGCTTATGCTGCGGAGTGGAAAGAATTGTACGAGAAGAAAGAAAAGCGGGTTGCCGAACTGGACGCAAAGATTGACCACCTTTATATTGAGATAACCAAATATCGCGACACTATCCGCGAACTAAGTGAAAAGAACAGCGAACTTGCCGTTCAGAATCAGGCACTGGAATTCCGAAAATGTAACAAACATGGTTGTGCAGACCGAATTCCGCCAAGCGAATACTAACCCAATAAATTACCAAGCATGAAAATATTGATTGACAACGGACATGGCGAGAATACTCCGGGAAAGCGTAGCCCTGACGGTAAGTTCAGAGAATACAGCTACGCACGAGAAATAGCAAAAAGCATCGAGGGAGAGTTGAAATTTTTAGGCATTGATGCGGAGCGCATTGTAACCGAAAACGAAGACATATCCCTTGAAGAACGAGTAAGGCGTGTGAATGAGATTTGCGGACGTTTTGGCGCAGAGAATGTGGTGCTTGTTTCCATTCATTGCAACGCATCGAAAAACGGTGAATGGGGAAAGGCTCGTGGTTGGAGTGCCTACACAAGCAAAGGCAAAACCAAGAGCGATGAACTTGCCACCATGCTGTATGCCGAAGCGGAAAAGAATTTTGCCGGACTTACAATCCGTAAGGATTTATCGGACGGTGACCCTGACTGGGAAGAGGCTTTCTATATCCTACGCAAAACAAAATGCCCCGCCGTCCTTACGGAAAACTTTTTCATGGACAATGAACAGGATGTAGCTTACCTTATTTCAGACAAGGGGCGTGATGCTATTGTGCGAACTCACGTTGCAGCATTGACGGATTGGGATTACAAGTATGGAAAGGACTAAAAACATATTGTTGTGCGTGCTATTGGTATTGCTTATCTGCTCTGTTCTTTGGAATGGGGGCAAGGGGTTGAACGGGCACAAGGAGAAATCAGCGGTGCCGGACACGGTCAGGGTGACGGTGTATGACACGATTCCTTACTATACGCCTATTCCTAAAGCGGCCTTGCCATTGGGAAATATAATCGCAAGATTGCCGGTAAGCGTTCCCAAATTAACCGAAATACCCACAAAAACGCCCGATTTTGTTCCCAACACGCAGGATAGTTTAGGAAATTTCGGCAAAAGCGTTCCAGATAGTGCGGACGTGTTTATACCGATTACGCAGAAAGTGTATGAGGATAGCACCTATACAGCATATGTGAGCGGGTACAATGCAAGTCTTGACAGCCTGATATTACGTATGCCGCACGAAACCATGACCATAACCAAACGCCCGAAGCCAAAGCGATGGAGCATCGGCATACAGGTGGGCTACGGGATGACTTTGGGAGGAACGCCACAGTTCGGTCCCTACGTTGGTGTGGGTATATCATGTAATCTATTTAGTTTTTGAATATGGAAATAGTATTGACAATAAATAAAGAAACCGTGTACGAGGAAGTGGCAAAGACTACGGAATACACAGGGGCAAAGATGGACGATGAACATGCCTACGAAACCATTTCGACCACCGAAGAGGATAAATCCATCCTTGAACGATTTTGGAACGAGTGCAAGAATATGATTTGCAACAGTTTGAAAAAGGTACTTATATCGGAGGAAGAAACGAACGGTGAGTATTCTTTGACATTAGGTCTGTCAACAGCATTCGATGACAGTTTGACTGCCAGTATGCAACGCAGCCTATTTTCATTCTTCGTGATGAACATTACGGCCAAATGGTACACATTTACCAATAAGAGTGAAGCAACCGGATATGCTTCGGAAGCCGCCACCTATTTGGAAGACATCATGCGCAAGGCGTTTTTCAAGAAAAAGCCAATGCGCCCTACATACGATACGAGTAACAATTAAATAAATGTATTATGGCAGAGAATAAAAAGACATTGACCGTCACGCAACAAGTCAAAGAACTTATCTATGACATTCAGAATAAGGCATACTTGACAGGACAGGCACGAGAGGCAGAAGGCAAAAAGACATACGAAGCTGCCTCGAACATGCAAGCAAGTGATGATGATGAGAACAGCTACCAAATCCGCCGTTCCTTGGCCAACGCTTTCTCGGCTTTGAAAAGTCTGCTCGGAGAGTATCTGTCGGAAGACAAAACCACGAGCGATAACCTAATTGCCGAACAGATTGACAATGACGGAGTGCTTGAACTTTCGTTTGAGCTGCCAAGCAACTACAACAACTCATCGGCAGACGCATTGGGAAACGGCATACATTCTTACCTTGTGGACATGGCTCTTGGAGATTGGTTCGCCATTACAAACAAGGAGGATGCAGAAACCTATATTTCCCATTCAGGAGTATCGTTAGAGAATGTGAAGCGTGCTTTGTATAAACGCAGTCGCCCTGAACGCCCTACATATAGTTGATAATGTATTGCTGTAGTGATAATCAGCTACAGACTAAATCTGTAACGCTGACATTCAAACGGTCGGAACTGATATATGATGCCGAGAACTATTCGTTTGTTGAGGGCGACATCATGAAAACAGACGATGTACACGCCCGGCATCAGGTATTCGACATCGGTCAGAAAGGAAATATCGACCGGGTAACAAGGGTACTGAATCTTGCCCATGCCGAATGTGTGGAAATGCTTTTTCCCTATACAAAAACGGAAATAGGCGAGACGCAAGAAAATTTCGATAATGTACTGACTGCTCCTGAAGCATACGATATTGTACTGAATTTGCCAGTTGGCTTTTCAATGACGACCGTGCAGTTGCTAAATCATCTGATACATGAATATCTTGTATGCAGAGTGCTTGCCGATTGGATGAGCATCACCAATCCAGGTAGTCAAGCGAATTGGGAGGGGAAATTCAAAGAACTGAAAAGCAAGATACAGACATCGCTTGTATCAAGGAAAGGCAAGATAAGACGGAAATGCAAGCCGTTTTAATAGACAAGAGCCGAGGTGCATCACGCATCCCGGCTCTTTCTCCTTTATAAACAATCTGTTTTACCTGAAAACTATCGTACTTGGTTTGTCATACGCGGCTCGAACGCCACGGTACATCCGTATATGCTTTCCGCTTTATCAAAACGGCAGACAAGAGCAAGACGGTAGGCTTTATAGGGTGTCCCCCGGAAGCCTCGCATATTTTTATCCACGCTGCTCCATACAACGTGCCAATGTCTGAGGTCGTTTGAACCATACAGCACCTGCCGGATATGGGTCGAGTGGAACATACCACGCTGTATGATAGTATTTATAGTCTTGAACGAATCGGGTGCATCCATCTTGAACGGACGAGTAATAATTAGAGCTGTTATATTCTCAGCATTAGACTTGGAGAAATCGACCAATCTCGAACCTTCTGCCATGGCAAATGCTTCGGGATAGGAATTGACATTAGCCACAATATCGGAATACATCATACCCCACAATTTCGACTTCAAAGAGAAAACATAAGCATAACGCACTGCACTGTTATATACGATGATGTGTTGGTGGGTATAGTCATACACCATACGGCAACCTCGTAGAAATTCGTTGAACGGCAACAGCGTGATGTCTGCGAGTGTTATCTTTTCGCTTTCATCGGATTTTTCGTTGAAGATGTTTATCAACGCATCAGACTTAGGCAGGTCGGCAATGCTGAACAAATCCTCCGTATTCAGGATGTCGGATATACATTGTGTGGACGAGCCGCTGATGTGCATAATACCTCTATCGGTTGCAAACAGGACGGCAGTGTCAATCTGGGTAATGCTGTCGGGGTTAATGACCACATCACGAGTAATCGGTTGTTTGGCGGAGTATGTTCCTGTAGCAGACACTTCCAACGCCCATACTCCTTCCGTAGTAAAGGCATAAAGAGGAAACTGTCCAAACTGACCTTCAGACAATGCTTTCACAGCAGCGCAAATGCCGAGAATAGTTCCTGTTCCAACCGTATTGATGCCGAGTACCGGAAAATGAAACGGGTTGTTCACTTCCGATGTATATATTTTGTTGGGCAAATCAATGATTCTTTCCGCCAATGGGCTTGTAGTAGGATAGCTGCTACTACCTTCTTTCGGATTTTCCCAACCGGCAAAATAGAAAGAACCATTGAGGAATTTATGTTGTTCCAACGTGACCTCATAATACATAGGAACGCCATAATGAGTTACAATGACTGCTTTATATGCGTTTATATTGGGATAGAACAAAAATAAGAAAGGAGGACTATAAAATGAAACCTGATATGATTCTCCACTAACCACAATGTCCCGGCCATCCTGCTTTATGTAAAAGTAAACGGTCGCCCCCATCGTCCCATCCATTTGAGTAGGTGGCATTCCATTCCAGATTGCGACATAACCATTGGTATATGGTATCATTGCCCCAATATTATATAAGTCATATAGTTCTTTCCTGATATTGGCAAGATTGAGCCTTGAGTTATACACAAATGAATAATTAGGCAACAATTTATCATGGCTATCATAATCGTCCGTCATAACCTCACGAGTGACAAGTGACTGCAAATAGTCTTCCTCAACAACCAATTTTGTCCGTGCCGTTGTAAGCTGCTCTACAGGAATACTCTCAAGTAAATAGAACTGTGATGTGGAGCGAATATCCTCTTTGACATCATCAATGCTCCTACGAGGAATCATCAAACGTCCGGCAGGATATGTCAATCCGTTCGGGTCAAAAGTAAAAGCATACAGTTTATTGAATGTATGACGCTGATAACGAAGAGGGTATTTTGAAGTTGATGCAGCCTGATTGGTATGCTTGCATACGCAATAAGAATTATAACTTTCTGATTGAGCAAACCGTGTGCATTTCCCGTTTTGGTCGTATGTATAAATCGGTTTTGAAACAAAAACATCTACCGAGCGAACAATATCTCTCCAATTCTTAATCATTTCAAGCCGTGAATTATGAATGACTGCATAGTCAAGGTCGTGTAGCATTCCGCATACACGCAGCTGTGCATCCGTATATTTCCCCTTTCCTGTTAGGTGCGTCCAAAAAACCTGCGGTGCGAGGTCAGATGAAGCAATCATCAGAATAGGGGCAGAATGCATTGTCAAAGTTCCATCGTATAGGCGATAGGCGTATCGGACAAAGAATGGGAAAAGGAATTTTCCTTTATTGGTTGACCTCTCTGCAATAAACTTGTTTACATGTGCAAGTACTTGGTCTGTTATTCGTGTTTTATTACTATCTGAAAATTCATTCCAAATACTACCTTCGTTAATGGCATCAAATGATATGGAGAACTCATCCGTGCGAACCATTTCCCCTTGCAAACCAAATGACAAAGGGCATTCGGGAATTTTAGTACCGAGGTACAAATACCCATCGTCATTTCCTTTCCATAGGAAATAATGCATACCATCTTCCGACAAAACGAGAAGTGTGTTTCCAATGGCATTTATCTGGTATATCTCCTTGAATGTACGAAGAGAGACCTGTTCATGCTCCTCTGTGCCGTCCCACCAACTAATCGCATTGTTTTTGAAGATGATGTAATGTTTTATGTTTGCCGTTTCATGGATATACATGACAGATGCCCCACTTTCAAGCCGGAACACCTCAGATGGTGGCAATATAGATTTAAGTGAACCATCTTCGGGAATAACGCCTATTGATGTTGCCAAATCTCCGTCCGGACATGCGTAGTCGGACGGATTGGCGGTATAACCATTGTATTTAATCTCTTTAATCATATCACAATATGTATTTAATTATAATCGGCAATGCTTTCCCGTAGTGTTGCAATTCTACAGGAGTCCCACAACACAACCGTACCTTTCCACTTCCTCCGCACCTTGTAATTATGTAACGGCAGAGCATCACGGATGAGGCTATACAATGATTTCCGTTCTTATTGGAACGGAATACCATCCCCTCGTGCCTACCGACAACCGGCACACGGTGCTTGACATACAGATATATTTCACCCTGTCCGTCCATTATATCAATTACATCACCATGTGACAATTCCAATAACTTGGACACTCTGGCAGATATATTGATACGTCCATTGTCGTGGAAAGTAATATCAGCCTTTCGTGTATTTCCTAATATGCTTTGCATGGGGTCGTTCTATTTGATAGTAAACTTTACCCTGCCCTGTACGGCATACGGAAACGGATAATTTGACACACTGTGAAGCATTTAATCCGTATGTATATAAGATTTGCCCAACAGACGGACAGAGTGTTTCAAAACCGATACAACGGTATTTCCCATTGTACTGAATATTGCACATTTGCGTAGGTTGCTCGATGCTTGGGTTTGTCATGAACCCGAAGCATCCTGAATCCGTAATTTTAAACACAAACACGCGAGCCTCATCACTCCCAAAGGCTTCGTTCTTGATATGATTGAACAACACTTTTGAGAGTGTTACAGAGTTGTCGGCAGGGTCGGCAATGACGTAGTACCGAAGTGACTGCCACCATTTTTTTACTTTCTTGAAAATCATAGCTCAAAGATAAATAGTGAACGATGCGCGGATAGTTTAACTTTTAACTGTCGCTTCCAAACTGACTTTTCGGGAACGGAACGAAATAGTTTCGATATACCGGAATGACAGAGTTGTTTCAATTTCATCCCGATGCCGCTCAGCAGCTTCTTTTGTAGCGAAGATGTAGGAACAAATTTCTTGTTTTGTTGTACCTCTTGTTGCTATTATATTTGCATAATACTTTCGTCCGAGTAAAAATGCCATAATTTCCTTTAATACTGTAGAATACATAACTTTTCGATTTTAATCATTGAATAATTTAGTCTGCTTGGGCTGTTTTATACCAATAATGTTATTCACACGCTCAATCTCTTTGTCAATCTCGGCTTCGAGAGCCTTGCTGTTCCGTAGGGCTGTTTGGTTGCGTGTCTTGAAATACTCATTTTGAGCCTTACGCATAAGGGCAACCTTCGTGAAGAATGTTTTAGCGTCCATATCAAGCGGCTTTTTTGAAATGTTCTTTGAGTTTTGCACAAAGGGACTCACACCAACGACGTGCGATAGTAACCTCAACAGCATTGCCGATGTATTTCTTTTGCTCCGCTTGTGTCCCTACCAACACATAATTTTCGGGGAATCCCATAATCTTTTTAAGTTCGGGAACTTTGAGCATACGCATCTTTATGTCTATAATGCCGTATAGTGCCATAAATTCCTTTATTTTAGCCGTCATTGGGCTGTCGGTGTCATACACTATCACATCTACATCGCCACTCTCCGTAGCAATCAAATATGGTGGCATTTTATCCATTCGAGCGATGAGCGTGAAGCATGGTTTATCGACAGAGCCTCCTGCTGACTTGTATTGTGGGTTTAGAAGATAATGCCTCTTAACAGACACAAGGTTGAACTTCGGATTTGTAGTAACTGTATTGGCAGGGTCTTCTACTGATGAGGCTTTGCCGTTGCCGTACTGCATATCAATAAACCGCTCTGTCTGTATAAGCGAAAGGCGGTCCTTTGTTGTTAGCGTTGGTGAAGCATCATCAACAGAATGGTTATGCCCATTACCATAATACGCTGATATAAATGCGTGGTGGTCTTTGCAGGTAATTGTTCCTGCAGGAGCATCAACAGACACATTCTTGCTCATCGGGTCGCCGCTGAACTGTTTTGACAGGAACGTAACCTTTGCCAATCCGAGGCGATTTTGTGTAGCAACAGTAGGGCAAGGTTCATCAATGGACGGAGGTATATGCTTTCCTGTTCTTTTATTAACGGAATTGTACTTGACAAGAAACGCATCTTTGCCACCTGCAACAAACTTTATCAACCCAGCATATATACGCTCCAATGTAGCCTCAACAAGCGGTTTCTTACGTCCAAAGATGCTATCTCCCTCATCATCGAAGTCAAGGCACTCACGTACAGGTCTCCACTTTTCTAATGAGCCAAATAGCGATGTTGCACCCTCCTTGCTGTGGGTGGCTTCGGGGAACGTGATAGGCAAACCTTTCTTGGCAAAGATACCAAAGAAGCGTTTGCGTGAGGTGTACGCGCCATAATCGGCAGCATTGAGTATGCGGAAATCAAAGTTATAGCCGTACTTCTTCACATTGCGTACCCAACGTGTGTAACTCTTGCCCTTATCCATTGAAACAGGCTTACCGTTTTCGTCCACATCGCCCCACGACATAAACTCCTCTACATTCTCTATCTGAATATAATCGGGATTGATAGCCTCGATATAACGGAAAAGGTGTTCTGCGAGTGTGCGGCTATCTGCATCACGAGGCATACCGCCCTTCGCCTTACTGAAATTAGTACACTCCAACGATGCCCATAGAACGACCAACGCATCGGGATACTGACGGCGGCAGCTTTGCATATGCTTTACAAGTGGCGATAGTTCGAGAGTACGAATATCCTCCGTAAAGTGCATCGCTTCGGGGTGATTGGCGGCGTGTGAAGCAATAGCGTTCTTGTCGTGATTAACACAGGCAATAACAGTAGCACATTGTTCGCCAGATATTCGTGCAGAATTGACACCCGTAGATGTTCCTCCTGCACCACAAAACAAGTCAATGTATAATAAGTTCATAATAAATAATCTTTATTAAAGTATCCGTTGTCAATCAGCCAATCAATCATGGAAATAATGGATTCAAATAAATCAGAGTTCATTATTTGGTGTTTTATGTCAAATCCAAGCTCTTCATAGCTAATGAACCAATATTGATTATCGGTGTCTATTTTTAAGTCGGCATTTGGTCTGTTACTTTGTTTGATGCATTTAGGAATCAATTCCAACAAACGGCTAAGGCTCCAGGCAGGAACATCCTTTCCCCACAATTCATCGAACACCTCTTCACCGGTCATCGATGTTCCATCTGGATGCTTATGAAAAGGAAATGCTAACTTTGCTATTCTTTGGGGTGTCCAAAACTTACCTCTTGATGTTGGCGGCTTGGTTTGCAACTCCCATTCCAATGCAGGAACTCTACTCTTTGTATAATGATATACCATATCTGCTGTTTCGGGCTTCAAGCCCAAAGCGAGTAACCTTTCCGACTGCTCACGAGTAGTGCATATTTTTGATTTAAATTTCATTATTTTTGTCTTGATTATTAGTTAAACCTGATTGTCGCATACCGATAAAACCGAATGTATCCGAAACAATAGGAGGGATTCTCTTGTTGCATCATTTCAATAGCTCGGGATTGTCGTAGATATTTCCCAATACGGTCGTTTTCTTATCCGCAAAATCATCTTTGAAAAGCGGTGTATAAAATGTGGTCGTAAAGCAATCTTCGTAGTGTTCTACACAAAATTGACCTTTGTAAAACACAACTTTACCTGTATATGGATGGGCATAAACGCTGTAAGGGGAATCGTCAAAATTAACTATATCGCCCTCATAGATTTCTTCCCCGTTCCTATCGTGCAATCCCGTGAACTGACCTACGGTATCTTCATAGATGTCTTGATAGAACACAAAATTATCTTCACATTCTCCATTCTGATGCGTTATATATTCATTGATGATGATTTCGGGGTGTTTAGGCAATCTGTAAACTAATCCCCCATACACCCATTCATCGTCTTTTGAGCGTTTCCCTCTGAATTTTATCGTTCTCATTTCTCAATCCTCCGTATTAGGTAGTAAATCTTCGATGTATGCCCATTTGATAAATTTATCCACCTTAATTAAATTATCCCATATTCCATTTGGGAGAAACACTCTACAAGATTTATTAGAATACATAACTATGATGTCTTTTCCTCTATCAGGCTGTTCGTTTGCATCATGCCACACGCTGTTGATGCGCCACTCTGCACCTTTCATGAAAGCTCTAAAAGCAACAAGCCTTGAATCATAATTTACAGCGGCTTCTTTAATATCTTCTCTTTTCATTTTCTTTTTTGTTTAATTTTTTTTCAAAGTGAGGACACTGTTTAAGATTCTCTTTGTAGGCAGGTGGTATCCACCATAGCGGTACATCGGGAGGGTCAGGCAAATATCTTTTGCACTCGTTTCGTATGGGGCAGGTAACGCCCGAACAGTAAGTGTAATCTTTGTTCATAGTTTCTATTTGTTTGATTTTAATTTTCTAAATGATTGTTCCGTACTGAAATTTACGATATGCATCATTTCACGGAATCGGTCAGCAATACGTTCATCGTAGTAAGTGGCAATCTCGGTAGCAGAAAGATTAGATGACACCAAAGTGCAGAATTGTTCCTCATAACGATAAGAGATAATATCCATAGCCGCCGTAACGAAGTCGCCATAGTGAATGCTCTCCTTGGGTTCTTGCCCAAGGTCATCAATCGCCAGTATCTCAATGCTGCGTAATTTTTTGTACCGGTACACCTCACTCTCGTTCTCACGAGTGGGATTGTTGTATGCCTTGGCAAGCAGTACAAGGTCTTTCGCAGTGATGAAGGTATAGCCACGTGCGGGATAATCATCCTGCCTACTGGTATATGACTCATCGCTACGCAAGTAGTTTGTGAGATTTTGCAAGGCACGGAGAATGGTTGTCTTTCCATTACCGGCTCCACCGCAAAGGAACAGTCCGAATGTTGAATCTTTTGATGTCAGCCATTGGGAAATGTCCCAAAGATGTTTCTTGAATTCGTCAGTAACAACGAACTCCCGATGCCTATTAACAACCTCCACTTGACAAGCTGCATAGAGCATTGCATAAACCTGTTTGGCGGTATATGGCAGTCTAAAACGAGTCGCCGTACGTTTTCTGCTCATCAGCCGAGAGAACATTGCCTCTACGCTGATTTCGTCCTGTGCTCCTATCTTTATCATCTTTCGTCTTGTTTTTATTCACTATTCGTAACCATGAATTGAAATGCTGTTTAGCATCCTGCAATGATTGATGTCCTCTCTCTTTGCCATCCGCCAGACATTGCACCCGAAAATCATCCAATCTGTTGCGGAGCATAGAAATTTCCATGTGGTGAATAACCTGTAATTGGTCAAGCCAACATTCATCGCCTTTCAGTTCTTCAATTTCTTGGTCAAGCGTTAGTGAATATGGTTCATAATGGGGTTGTGTGTCTTGTTGGGCAGTAGCAGTATTCTTCGGTTTCTGTTGTTTTGCCTTGCTGCTTAGAGTCTTTCTCACTTTCGATTCAAGCAGACAATAATCAGAAATGTCGCATACCCTGCGGCATTGAATACAGATACGACTATACCGTTCTTGAATACCTTTTGATGTAAGCACTCCATCCGCATCGAACAGTCCTTTTGAAAACAACCCCAGTGTCAGGCAGGTTTTGATTACTTCCGATATATATGCCTCCTCAAATCCCGTCAGTTCCGAGCAAATGAAAGGCAACTCTTTATCCCACTTCATATAATACCCATTCTTGTAGATATTACAGAGCAGCAGAGCATATACCGTTATGGATTTTCCACCTTGATACTTGATTAGTTTCCTTATTTTAAGGTCGTTGAATATATCTATGTCCATCGGGAAATAGTCAAGACCTCACTACTGTCCCGTTAAAAATGGGAATCGGTCTTTGAAACAGTTGAAATATAGT